AAGCGACTGTATCAGCACATCCCTTTATAGCGAAGAACCATATATACGCACCTATTACAAGCAATACGGCCCATGTCAGCCATATCATCATTTCTTCTTTGCCCCTTTGTTTTTTGGCTCTGAACAGCTGTATCTCTTGGAGTAAAGACTCTGGGTGTTCCATTCTAATCCTTCGTACTCTCACTTGTTTAACTTGTTTTTCAGATATTGTCGCCATATTTCTTCGCACCTTTCGATATACGAATTACTTTCTGTTGCTGTTTGTTGGACACCACCCAGAGCCGCCGCTGCCTTTTTCATTGCCCCGTTTCCCCACATTTCGCTCTCTTATATGCCTCAATCATATCCTTATCATCCTTTGTTTCGGGATATACTTCTATCACCAGCCTACAGATTATCTTTGCAAGAGCATCAGGTATATCCACACCTTTACCCCCCATCCCATCTATCATGCAGAGATACCCAGGGTCGAATCCAAACGGATGTATGCCCACCATCTCCATTCTCATGGCATTGGCTACGTACTTATTCAGAAATTCATCATACTGGCTCATGGTTGCTCCTCCTTTAAGTCATACACGTTCACAAACGTATAGTGCTCGTCCGAATACCAGGGCCCCTCATCATCCGCTATCTCCTCATGCTGGCTGCCGTCGTTGCCTGTAACCCGCCTGGTGTCGCAGGGGTAAAGTATCCTCGCCACAAATACATTACCTTCCTTATCCATAACGTCAACACCAACAATATGGTCACCTTCTCCCTCTTCTGCAGGGGCATCCGTATCCGCAGCATCTCGTTTGCAAGCCTTGACTTGACCTTTAGGGGATAAACATTGCCCCTCATCACAGAAAGGACAATCTTCCCATCCGTCACGCATTTCAGTACACTCATCATCATCCAATGAGTTAATTAGGTTGTCAAACACAGCTATCTCAACCCCATTAACAGATTCGTAAGCATCCAGACCCTCCGCTATCCGTGCAGCCATCTGTATCTCGCCATCTATTTCCTGCCCCCCATGTGTTACGTATTCGTGCCATAAATATGCACCCAGATACTCAGCCAGCTCCTTTTTGGCTGCATCCTCATCGCTCAGCTCCGTAATTTCTATCCCGTACTTATCCATCTGCTTATCCTTTCTTTATTCTCTTAAGCCCGGAAAAGGCTGTTTCTATTCTCTTGGCCTTGAAAAAGGCTATTTGTATTCGCTCATACTCCTCGCTACACTTCCGGCATAACGAAGCATGGACGGTTTTGTAGCAAAGTAACTGGAAGCCTACGACCATACAGTTTATATAGTCAGTTGGCTTCTTACAGCGGGAGCAACTCCATATTTTTGCCATCTTCTTACCTTTCATGTATAGGGGAATAAATTTTTCAAACTATAAACTATACGTTTTTCGGATTTTTTTGTTCAAAAATTTCTTTTGCTGTCTACCTCCGCATACGGTATACTTCCTTTTGATGAGCCTCCTCACATCCGGCTTCGTAAGCCTCCCGCATCAACTTATACACAGCTCGTACAAGTATATCTCTAAATGCTGCCTTAACTCCACTATCCATATACCGGAAGAAGAAGTTCACTGTTCGGCTGTTATTGACCCAATCCCTTGCCCTGCCTTTGATATTCAGCTTACGGCTCTTCTTGTACTGGCCCATCTGCCGCCTCCATTTCCTTACTAATAGCATCAAGGCTTTCCGTATCGTTCAGTTCATGCAACTGTTTTATCCAGTAGCCACCATTTATATTTTCGTCACCGGTACTCAGCATCTCTGTTAGGCATTCCTTGCAGACTCGCGGCTGTTGTATTCCTTCTATTTTAGCGGAGTGGCATAATACCTTCATTTCTCCACACTTTGCACAGGTATTCATGTTATCCTTCTTTCTCCCCCTCTGCAGGGGCCTCTGCTATTATCTTGTTCAAGTTATCCTCGCCGTTCACGAGCACGCCATCCACGTAAGCATTGCCGCATTCAGGGCATATCACCCCAGCCTTGGAGTTCCATGTGACGTATGCCGCATCGCCCTCGTTGAATTTATACCCACATTCACATACCATACGCTATCCTTTCAATAAAAGGCTGGGTAGCCTCTGACATAACTACCCAACCCACCAAAGAGGTAAGAAGATAAGTTCTGTTAGTTAATCCTTGTTACAGACATCCCGACGGTTTCGAGCACGAAATCGGGAATCGCCACTTGTTTATAGTTCAGCCAGTTTACAAGCTGGCTCACAACCAGTCCCGCCGCAATACCTGCTCCATAATACGTCATCCGGTCGGTACAGGCCCCCTGAAATGCCTCCGTGTCCGTGTAGAGAGTCTTCTCATAGTAATCCCTCTGCTGCTCATTGCTGAGGTCTATGGTCAATATACGGATTACCCTGCTGGTCAGCCTGCTGTCAATCCACAGTTTGGGCCCCTGCAGAAGATTGTGGGTCTTTAGTGTATTCCATATCGTCGTGCGGGCCCTCATCGTGTCCACACAGCAGAGAAATACTTGAGTATCCCATTTTGCACGAGAAATATATGACCCATCTCGGGCATAGTTGAAAAAACAATCCTCAAATTTGTGGAAATAGCCGATGAATGTACTCCGCCTGTTGCTGAGCGTATCCATCAGTATATCGGCCTTATATGAGCCAATATCCTTCTCTTTCCATCCTTGAGTGCCCAAATTCTTGTACTCAATTTCATCCGGGTCTGCTCCCCACAATCCTTTGTGGCCCATCGTGCTGAGGATAGTGGCCACCTGCTTGCCGGTAGCTCCAAGTCCCGCTATCCCGATTGTCTTGGACCTGAATTCCTTCAGGGGCACTGCATCTGCAAACCGGCTGTCTGCCTGCTGCTCTGCAATGTCCTCTTCTTCTATTGGAGCCAGAATCCCTTCTTCGGGGTCCCGGCTGCCTTGACTGTTTTCGACTGCTGACATGGTTTTCCTTTCGTTTTGATACCCTGTCCTGGTTTTACTTTGCCATCTTTCATGCAGTGCCGCAATGCCGAGGGCGTATTGCACGTCACGAGGTCTCCCCACTTGCCGACTTCTTCCATTAGGAAGCCTTCCTGCCGGGCCTCTACATACTGGAACAATGACATATTACCGGCTGGAGCCGTCCACTTCGGATACCCAGGCTTATTCCAGCTGCCCCACTCTTCCCTATATAGGTTCCACATCTCTGCAGGGACGGGTTCTGAGACTTTAGTCGGCGTGTATTTGGTAATCTTGCCGTGCCTGCCTTGTGCAAATCCATACCCATGACCCTTATGGACCCACCCGCCTTCTTCGGAATCGAACACAACCAGAGCAGTTTCATTGGCTTCTTTGATATTACGGTCAAACTCAGCATCCCAGCCCTTTACGACTTCTGCAGGGGCTATCATATCCCATGCTATCCCATAGTCCAGCTCTACCACTATCGGTTCGTTGCCGATGAGTTCGTTCCGCATCTGTAGCCGTACAAGAGGAGCTGACTGTCCCATAATAACCATCACGGCCCAATCTGAATCAGCCCCCGTCTTCTCCACCAGAGTCTTGAGGTCCGTTCCGGAGGGGTTCGGCTTATCATCCGCAAACGGATGTGAATGAATCCATATCCGCATACACCTGCAGGGGGGTATCCCGGCCTTCGCCATGTTTGTCATATAAACGGCCAGGTCCGTGTCATCCATTTCCGTTTCCATCCCCGAACATTCCTGCTTGACTGTATAGAAATCCACTACCATCAGGGGGTCTGTGTCCGAGCTAACTCCAAACCCGCTGATTTCCAGCTTACCGGCCTTCGCCATCAAGTACCTGATTTTAGCCCACGCTAAGGGGCTAAAGGTTAATCTTTTTAATATCTTCATCTGTATATCCTTTCTCTTTTAAGAATTTGGATGTAGATGCGGGTCTGTTATGTTCGTGGTATGCACAAATATTCCACTTTGCCAGCTCCGGTTTCTTCGATATGCAGTTCGGGCACGGATGGTCCTGCCCCACCGGGCACTCTACACTGCATTTAAGGCAGCGGCCTTCACCACATCCCATGCACATCAAAACGTGCTTGTAACATAGGTGCCTGCCACACTTACAGCACTTATATTCGGTTTTCTTCCGGTTCTTGTTGCAGCATTTACAGATACGGATGCCTTTTAGTTCCCCTGTATCCTCTTTCCTGCAGACTGCACATCTCGGAGACCTGGCCACCCTGAACGATTTACTGCATTTAACGCAGTACGCACTACAGCATACTGGGCACGTCACTGCGGCTGTTGGAATGTCGGCTCTCTTTATCCAGCGGTTACACCTGTAGTTTCGGCATCTGATGCCCTGCTGATTTGAAAACTCTTCAAGCATTGCATAGGGCCCGTGCGGATTGTAGGTCCGATATAACCGGTTAAAGAGGGCCCATATAGTTAGAATGTCTCCCCGACTCTTCGCTGTATAAGCTGCTTCATTATACTCAGAGCCCCAGCAGATGCTTCCTTCATCGCTGATATGCGGGTGCATGTGCCTGGATGTGCCTGAATGATGGAGTCTTCCTTTAGTCCTCATCGCTGCAACATAGCAGCTTAACTCTCCACCACTCCATTTCATCAGCAGTTTCATGTCGTGGAACGGGACTTTCAATAGTCCTTTATATGATAAGGCAATGGGTGGAAGCGGTATCGTGATAGTCAGATAGCCCGGCTCTGCTGACTCTACTGCCCAATTCTCATTCAACTTATCAAGGAAGTTTCTCCACACAGCCTCATCGTGGGCCATTACTTGCCGCATCCGAATCCCCGAAGCACCGTCGAGTCGGAATAGGAGACTACCTATATTGTCGGAGTACCGAGCAACTGTACTACTATCAAACCGGTGACTGTGGCTTTCATTGTAAAGTTTATTCATTTCATCCCGTACTTCGGGGCTGAAATCCCTGGCCTTCAACTTCTTCAGAACTTCTGCGGTACGGTCGGCATACTCGGCTGGAATACATTTCTCCACGTATCCTATCCATTCATCCAGCCGTCTGTAGTAGTTGAAGAAGGCCATTATATCGGTTACTGCTTTAGCCACCTTCAACTCCCACTCTTCCGGGTTGCTCTTTTTTATCTTCTGTTTCCTCTTTGCCATGCTTATATCCCTTCACAAATAAAACCGGCGAGGTGGGCAGAATTCCCCACTCTGCGTCCCCAAGTATACTGAGACAAGTCCACCTTACAATTCCTCGGTCGTTAGCCTCACTTGTTCAACCATAGATAACGTATCTATTCCGGCTTTCGCCGCCACCCCACCGGTACTGGCGTTAGTTTCAACCATTCTGGAATAATACCAATCTGGCATCCACTAACTCTTCTTTAGTTGCCCTTTACGTTGAGCGGGACGATGATGACGAACTCGCCGCCCTTCAGCTTGTGGGTGGATAAGTCTTTCTTATTCACTGCCGTGCCGTCCACGACGACCTGGAATTTATCGGGGTCTACCACGCCCAGCTCTGCGTGCAGCAGCGACTCCAGCGACATATTCGTTGGAATACTGGGATTCGTCATCTGGCCTTTGTCCCTGTTCGATACTAACGTAATTGTTCCGTTCATTGTCATACTGTACTACCTGCCTTTCGTTAATTGATTTGTGTTACCTTTATTCCCTTGATTATTGCCAACCGCCTCACTGTATTCCTGTGCTTCGTAGCTGCGATACTGATAAACTGTGAGGCATTCGGCATCACTATTCCACTTCCATCTTCGTTCCACTCTGCTATTTTGGTCCCATTCGTCATTAACTCCTTTCCGTTACTACTAATAGGCCCTGCCGCTGGTTTTCGGTTCAGAAAACTGTCCACAATCTCGTCGTTAGTCATCCATCGGTTACTCCTTTCTCTTACCTTCAGTACCTATTGACTACTGCTGTTCCCGCCACCAGCTACTTTCTCTTCCATGTTACCTGGATGTCTACGGGGATGAGTTTGCCCTCATCACACAGACTATCCATCATATCACCGTCCCGGAGTCTAATAGCATCCTGGTTCCCTATGTCACATTTCATCCATACATCACCATTACAGATAAATGCGTCGCCGTTATCAAGGTCGTTGAACTCAACAGTTCCGGTCTCTGTTACCTCCGGTGTTACACGGCATTTCGGTGCTCCTGTACTTCTCTTTCTTGTTCCCACGATATGCTCCTTTCAAAAAATTTTTTTTCAAAAAAAAAATCGGCCTGCGAAAATATACGCGAGCCGAAATTTTTTGTTCGTAAAAAGTTTTTCTTTTTTCTTTTTTCTTTTTTCTTTTTTCTTTTTTCTTACATCTATTTTCTTTCTTCCTGTTGACTTCTTCTATCTTCTCAATAGGAAAAAAAATTTTGCCAATACAGGAATTATCACTCGAATACTCGGAAGCTCAGTATCTCGCTCCTCGGTATCACCTCCTTCCGGATAGTCCACTCATTCTCTTTCGACTGCTTATGGGCCGGGAACTCCACCGCTATATTCCGGTCTGACTCTCCTACTATGGCCACCTTATCGTAGACGGCCCTTGTAGTCTCTATCCTCGCAAACTCGCAGCCGGATACCTGCCGCTCCCAGTCCGTTATTACCTTATCCTTGCCGTATATCAGGTCCATTAGTTCCACCTTTTATAAAGGAAATCTCTTGTCTCATATACCTTGCCCACGCACAATTAGCAGTCGACAAACCAAAACCAAAAACACCACTGTTAGCATCCAGTTTACGACCGCATTGACACCTGATTACTTTATCCCCATTTACCCAACCAGCCATGTCAATCATCGCAAACTTTCCGCATATACATTGAAAAAAAGTGCTTGCCATTGTCACACCTTTCTGCAGGGGCCTAAATCCGTCCTCTTGAGCCTCTATACTTAATTACCGCCTTAAACAGTTTCTCTGTCGAAATTACGTCCTGCCTGTTATGTTTGAGAATATAATCCATAGCTGGCTGGTGTCCCGCTAACGCATCCTGCCACACCTCCACATTGAACGGCAATCCCTTCGCCGGTATCTTGAACAGCCGACACGCATTTGCCATAGTCCGCTTCGACAGCTTAAAGTATTTCTTCACAATGTCAAACAGGTCAATCACTTTAATCTGCTTCCACTCCGGGAAACCTTCAATCCCCCACCTCGCACACCGGGTTCTCAGGAACGGTATGTCGTGCCGCTGGTATTGGCCACCTACGTCCCGACCGTAGTATACCACCAGTGTATCGAAGTTCCACACGTCCTTACAGAATTTCTCAAGCAGCCGCTTGTCTTTAGTGCCGCCGCCCATCAGCGGAGCCCTTACTTCAGCGGGTGTGATAGCTCCCCAGTATATCGTCCCATTCAGTGCCTTTATACAGTACGTCAGCAGTAATCCCCAGTCGGCATCGAGGCTGCCGCCGCTCTCAATATCCAGGAATCCTATACGTTCCCCGACTGCCCTTGCCTTATCGAAACAGGCTGGGTGGTCAAACCCATTGTGTCTGTGCTGGCATCTGTAGTTGTGCCGGTCCAGCATCTCGGCTTTAAGCATCAGGTTTACATTCAGCATTCGCTTTCAACTCCTTCAAGGCTTCTCTAAATTCTTCCGAACAATAACGCTCGAACTCTTGATAACTCTCGAACAGCTGGTTCGCATGGAACTGTAGCCACGGGTGTCTGATGTGCCCGTTAGTCACGATAATATACACCGGCTTGTTCATCAGGAACGCATGGGCAATCTCCATGATAGTCCCATAGCTGCGGCTCTCGTCTATAACAGCCACCAATCCGCCGGACTTCGAGATTTGTTCCAGGTCGGCTATTACTATCCGGCTCGGGTCACAATCATACTTTGTTCTTTTCCCCTCGTCTACATCCGTTGTATCCGTACGGCCTGTATTATAGAGTGGATTCAGTAAATCCAGCATCGGGAACTTCTTCTCCATGCTCAGCTCCCATGCCCTCACCTTCTCCCTGCTGTCAAATGGATGAGCCAGATATAACTTGAGAGGTATGGCTTTCTTTGAGGTTCTTTTCTTCATTTCGTTGCTCCCTAAATAAAAGTATTGCTAAAAGTGAATACACCGCAGAATCCAACAACGTGTCTTCTACGCTCTCCCCCGATACTTCAAGCACTCCCTGCCGCATGAACGACTCAAGCCGACTCCACTTATCCGTCAACCTGACCATCACACCCTGGAACGGGGTCAGCCCCATCTCCCTGCACTTATAGAAGTTCCGCAGGGGGTTCTCATTACCGGCGTAGTCATGGTTCTTCCGGCTATGTAGGTCTCTCATCTTATCCAGCAGCTCGTAGAACCCCGGGTGTCCATAAAACTTTGGCTTATCTTCACAGAGTATACTCTTACACCCACACACAGATGGCTCAGTATTCCACAGCTCAGCCTGCTGTTGGCCCAGCACCGTCTGGTTGTAGTATTCCCTTCTCATTTCAGCAGTTCTTTTATCACTTTCCATTATTGTTTGTCCTTTCTGGCTAAAGCATCCGGAGCCGTAAATCCTTCCGGATACCGTTTGTTTAGCTTTACCATATTCCACTGTTTCAAATCATTTAGAGTTATCCCCACCTCATAGCAGAGCCCGGTAAGATAAAAAAGAATATCTCCCATCTCTTCAACTACATTTACCATATTTATCGGCTGCTCATAGCCCACCTGCTTTTTATATGCGTCAGCTAACTCTCCTGTTTCTGTTACAAGACCAAGAAGCATGTGAAGCTCCGGGGAAGGAATACTTCCTAAGCGATGGTCGATTAGCTTGGCCACAAATAATTCATACTCGTTCTCTTTCATTTGAATACTCCTACTGTATCTATTGACTTGAATATGTCGGGGGCAAGCCGGTACCACACTTCATCGGGGCTGCCGCCTTCCGTTGTTTGCAGCACACTGCTGAACGTGTACTGCCGTAGAATCTTATCCAGCTCCTCTTTAGTCGTGCCGCACTTGTTCTTCAGCTGAGCAAATGTCACTGATGGTCGGTGGGGTCCCATCGAGTACAGGAACTGAATCAGCCGCCTCCGTGATAGAGACAAACTATCTTCCAGAACCCGCCGTATCAGGCCCATATCCGACTCATCCCACTCTTCTCTGAAGTCTGCTATCGCATGGGCATGGCCCAGGTTTATAAACTGCTGCACGATGCGGCTCCCGAGTTCGGCCCTGCTTGCCGTAGCCCCGCACGAAGTCCGTGTAAGTGCCAGCAGGTCCGCCATTATCTCGACATCCAGGAGGGCCCCTGCAGAAAGAGTCGGGGTTTTCATGGTGTCGCACTTCAGCAGGATCCGGTCTACCTGTGCGTGCACTATCTTCTGCAGCTCGCTTATCCACTTCTGCTTGGTGCCCATAGATGCCGTCACAAACCGCAGGTCTTTAACCCTGTCCTCGTGGCTCTGCTGTATACGGTTCATCCGGAACGACAGGAATCGCTCACCCAGCTGCTGGTGCGTGTCCGTAAACGCATCAATCCGGTCCGTCACACACGCTATCATGCCGAACCTCGACTTATACTGCCGCACCCCCGACATTCCGCTGGCCTTACTGCAGAAATGGTCGTAGCAGTCCCTAAACTCCCCCGCTACCTTATCCACGAGGCGGGGACCTGCATCCATCAGGGCCGTGAAGTCTTTCCATATCAGCACCTTTCCGTCTAATAAAGGAACCAAGCTCGGGTCGTTCCCCTGCTCGTCCGTAAACCCGCTCATCAGGGCGTTCTCGGTCGGTGTGCTCAGCATCATGCAGCGGGGATGGTCCCGTATCGGCAGCACCGACAGTGTCTTGCCGCTTGCAGGTGGAGCAATCCAGTACATCCAGACCGACTCATCGAGCCGGGGCGTAAACGCAGCCGTCAGGACTCCCATAAAGCAGTCCACTGTTATCCGGTCGTCGGGTGCCATCCGCATCACTCCGTCATATGCTTTCTTCACCGTTTGCAGGGGCGTTTCTGCCATCTTGTCTCCTCGGATTTTTTCAAAACGAATTTCAAGATTTTTTGTCAGGATTCATTTCCGGCTCGGAATATGGTTCTATTTTTTTAAACTCGTTTGTACGGGTACTTATAATATACCCATCCTCTATTATAGTGCCTATTCCATCAATCACTTGGTGAATACTTAAATGAGGGCACGATTGCCACACACGCAGTATTCTATTCAATACTATATGCAATACTTCTATATCATCTGTTATACAGCTCATTTATTCTCCTTCACTGCCGGTAGATTTTTATACCGTGCTCTCAGGTACTTGCGGGTCAGCAATGGCATGTTCAGCAGGTAGTACATACCGCCGCCTGAGCCCCTCAGTATTGAGAGCGTGCTTACGGTCTTAATCATCATATCGTATTCACCTTCCAGGAAACCCCACGTACTGGTCGGTATGAAATACCACAGGTCTTTCTTTAGCACCTTGCACTTGACGTTGGCAGCCCATGTAAAAATTCCACCATCGGGGTGACTCGGCAGGTCAGCCGCCAGGTCCAGCACCCCCCTCACATAGTCCGGGTAGCTGATAGTCATAAACATACAGTCGTGCACCCCTATGAACTGGAGAGATTTGAGTGGAGGACTACCCAATTTGAATACTCCCCCAACCCTGATGTACCGTCCGTCTACCTGCCGACCCTGTTTCACGGCCTTGCGGTGGACATACACCCGGGTATTCTCAAATCTTCCAGCTAATAGGGCTTTCGCAGTCATGTTATCGTTACCCTGCTTTCGGGGCCACTGAAACCTCAATCTTCTGCAGGGGCCTATGGTTCACGTAAGGCTCGCCGCCGTCTTTGCGGGGTGTCCGCGTGGTCGAGACCAGTATGCCGGTGCCGAGGTTATCGTACAGGATAGCGATGGCCTCAACCAGCTTGTCGATTGGCTGCCCTGCCAGCAACGAGGCCAGCGTCTTGAGCCCTGTAAAGTTCACCGCCGTCCAGCCCCACGCTCCGGCCAGGTCGAAGGTCTTGCCTGCGTTATCGCCGTCCTGGATTTCGACGATGGCGTGGACTACCACTACTTCCTTCTTCAGCTTCTTGTTCATCTGCTTGTCGTGCGTTACATCCACCAGCACGCAGGTGTTCTGCCCGTCGTCGGGGTCCCAGTTATAGAACGACTGGGCATCCTCGAAGAATGTCTGGCTCTCTTCCAGCAGCCTGCTGAACTCCGGGTCATCCATGCTTGCCTGCAACTTCTCGTTTGTACTCATGCTTGTTCTCCGTTAATTGTTCTTGATTGTTTAACTGCTTCGTTATACGCTGTCTCCAGCACGTCCCATCCACCTACCATCGGTATCTCCAGCCTCGCCGGTAGTTGCGGCACTCCCCTGCGCTTGCCCTCCATCGCCTTGGCCTCGGTCGGCCTCGTATATATGAAGTACCGGGTCACTTCCTTCTCGTCCATGTCCTTGAAGACCCTGCCGTTCACCGTCTTGTCCATCTTCTCGGTCCGTGTCACGCTGTTAATCGTGATATGCAGCTCGGCCTTCCGCACCACCGGCCCCACGTAACCCTTCGATAAGATGGGCCGTATCTTCGTGGACTCCTGATACGTCACCGGGTCCGTCTCAGTCACGTATGTCAGGTGCCCGACTACAGCCCACGTATACCCCGCATCTTCAAGGTCTCCAAGCACCTGCTTGCAACGCCCCTGCAGAAGAGAGTGGCCGTGGCCTTTCATGCCCACCTCGCCTACGTCCTCGTACTTCTTGACACCGGCTGCACTTTTCTCCTTCAAGAGGTGCCGTCCTTCCAGCTCTACCCATGCATCCTGGGTGTCGAGGATAACCCGCTTGCAGAGGTGCTTGCCTGCCTTGCCGTCTGCTATCAGCTTGTCCAGAATCTTACGGTAAAGGTCATAGACATCCGTGCCTGTGTCTTTAGCTGTCTTCTCGAGGTCGAAGTAGAGGCCGCGTCCGCCGGGTATCCCGTTAGCCCCACCCTCGAAGTCAAGTAGCCACGCATCCCGTATGCTCCGGACAAACGTGGACTTGCCTTCACCTGCCAGGCCCGTCACGTATATCCGTGCCATGTCGAGGCCCCTCGGGTTGTACCCGCCGACCAGCCCCAGCTTCGCATACTCTGCCGGTATCGGCATGTCCGAGGGTGTGGTCGGCACCACCGTGTTAAGCTGTTGCTGTGCTACTGGTTGTTCCATTAGCCGTACCTCCTGTATTCCTCAGCAGTGTAATCAAGCTGTCTTTCTTGCGGTTGTCAACTGTCAGGCCCAGAATACCCAGCAACATCACGCCTACGCCTACACCCACCGGGCTCACACCACCGGCCTCGGCGAATGCCACCCCGATGCTCACGAACTCCTTCTTGAACAAATCCTGCTTGTCTATGTCTGCGTAAGCTGCTTTAATCTCCAGGTTCTTGGTCTCAACCAAAGTATCCAGCTCAAGCCGTGTTACTTTTACTTCCGAGTTCCAAGGAGATGCTGTCTTGGAGTCGCAGCCATACACCCACACCACCAGTATCGCCGACATCACAAGAGCCGTCACTAAAAACTGGTTGTGCCTCAACGCCGTCTTAATCTTTGCCCACATTTTGTTCTCCTTTAATTTCTTCTGTTTGTTTACTATCTACCTTACAGGGTTCTGCAATATTTTTCTCTAAAAATTTCATCACCTTTTCCGCCTCAGCTCGGTTATCGAATATCACTCCATACCAAGCCAGACCGTTACTTCCCGTACCACCGCCACATATATGCATTAGGTTTTCTCCTTATAAAAATCTACTGTCTCGGAATAGTAGCCGTTAGATGCACTATACCATCGTATTGTTACGGTTCCCTTGATAGTGGAGAGAGTGTAAAATGTCCATGTAAAAGAGTCTTGGTGTCTTTTTACTACTCCGGCTGGATTCTCGGTACTTGTCTTCTCAAATGCCTGTATTATAGGAGTGTTAATCAGGTCATCAAGGTCTCCACAAATATCTTCCACTGTCACACTCTCACAACAGTCTTGCTCGTGATTCATCAACCACCTGCTGCCATTATCTTCAATGAATACAATCTCATCTCCTTTATTAGCAATAGAAACAAGCGTTTTTCCCACAAGATTTTCAATAGAAACAGTCTCATTATACCCCATTAGTCTATCTCCTTTCTGTCTTTATGTTCCGGCACTACCTCGAACAGCTGCTCCATTGTAGCAGGCCACGTTACAGGGTCCGAGCTGCATAGCACATGATACGGACACACCTTCTCATAAGCATAGCAGCTGCTGCGAGTTAAGTCCTTGCAGAAATTCTCAGGCACTGCCTCAGTGTTCCACAGCACATCAATTTTACTCAGCACGTTGAGTAATTCACCACACAGTACCGGCTCGTGGAAGGCTATTGCCACCGACTTCATAGCGTCACCTTCCTGCTCTGCGTACCAGTCCTTGACCCTCTTGACGTATGCCTCGAATACCGTGCAGCCCCATATCGCTGCGTTCTTCTCGTCTTTGCCGCACATCTTGATGGTCGGAACTTTCACCATGTCGAGGATAAATCCCTTAACATCAGCACCCCACGTCTTGTTCTTAGCCAGCAGCCTGTAGAACCTGCACTGCACACTCCACTCGAAGCCAGTCAGTATCGAATCAAAGCTGCGGCTCGTGGTCTTGGTGTCCCGTATCCACACCGAGCCGTCCCGCTTGTCCCTCACTACCCAGTCCACAAACCCAACTATGGGAAGTGACAAATCGAATACACCTTCTATCTTCTCCTCCCTGCTCACAGTCTCCATATGCTCGGCGGGGGGGAATCTTTCCCAGAATATAGTAGCTACTGCCAATGCTTTCGTGTACGAATCATGCAGCTCGTCGGCCTCCCGTGCCACCTCGCCCACCAGGTCTTCGCCCCTCTGTATCTGGGCCAGCAGCTCCGAGTGCTGCTTGATAATCTCCTGGTGTACTTTCTCGGTGGCATCCTCACCTACCTGCAGGAGCCTATGCAGTATCTTGCCGAAGGTGGCAGACGCTGAATATTGTTTCGCCTTCCGGTACAGTCTCCACTTGCTGCTGTATAAGAACTTACGTGCACATCCAAGAGCCGTCAGGATACCGCTCGAACTAATCGGCTTCTTGTAATCTACCATGTGCTCCTTGAACCACTCTGTCATTGTCATTTTACATCCCTTCACTTATTATGCTAAGCAAAATCAATCCAATAGCTAAACTCGCTACTGAGCAAACAGTTCCTATTATAATTAGTACCGCTAACATGTCTTCTTGCTGCCTATTCCACATCTTGATTCCCTTTCATTTCTTACGCGTCCTGATTACGGGATACATCTCTGCTCCCAGTTTCCATAACAGTTTGACCAGCTCCGACATCCGGAGGTCGCGAACCCATATCATTTCCTTCAGCTCCTTCTTGCTTATCCTCATCATGTACGCCAGCGTGTCGTAGTGCAGCCCGGACTCTTTCATTATGTCCACAATGTCAGCACCTATCTTGTGCCTCAGCCGCTCGTACAAAACCCTCCGGCTGGTGCTCGGTAGCACCGCCATCGTTGCGTGCAGCTGGTGCAGTGCTTGCTGTACTTTCTGTTTATCCATATCAAGAAGTTATGCACCCGCTTATATCAGTCTCTTCATAATTGCACTCAGGATTATCACACTTTATCACGGAGCAAAACATACCACCACTGTTAGTATCGTGCAGCTCACCAGTTTTACATTCAGGACAGGGATGTTCTCGTTCTTCCATTGGTTTCTCCATGCAAAAGAAAAGGCCCACACCCCGTGAGGAGTGCAGGCCCGGAAGGGAATAATATCAGAGGGGGGCAGCAGAATATACTCTACCACCCCCCATCTGCAGGGGCCACAATATACAGTAAGTAATTAACTTTTCAAAAATTTTCAACTACTTACTATACGGTTTGGTTTTAATTTTGTTCGGGTAAAAATTTATTTTTTCTGTTTTTTCGTGCCTTTCTTTATAGCACTATGCACGAGATGTTTCCCAGCTGCCTCTTTAATATGAGACTTAGCCTCCTTAACGCTGAGTCCCTTCGCCTTAGTCTTCTTCCCGGCAGCTACAGCGTAGAATAATCTCCGCTGCTTCTCCGATGTTATCGGAGTATGCTTCCGGGGTTCACCCCCTTTATTCTTAGAGCACCCGGCATCGGTCATTAGTTCAACACCTCCGGCAGCACATCAAGAGTCTTCAGCAGGGCACACGACAGCATCAGGTGCACGAGGAACACGCCCAGCTGCCGCCGCTCGTAGGTGGAGGTGCGGTTACGCCACGGCATCCATAGCACATGGAATCCATACTTCGCAAACACCAGGCTCAGCTTGTGCATAAGGGCCTCGGGGTCAGGTACATGCTCGGTGTACTTCAGTATCTGCTCTGGGCTCAGCTCCACCAGCACATACGGAAATTCACATTGGCTCAGCTTCCTGAAACTCTTGGCCTGCCGCACCGCGTCTGTCGGGTTAAACAGGTTCTTCAGCAGCTCCCGCTGCCCTGCCTTTCGCTCTATCACACAGCAGTTAGGGTACTCAGCCAGCCGGTAATCCCCAAACGGCAGCGTCGCAACCGCAGTCTGCACCTTAACCAGCAGCCTCTCCATCGGTCGTTCAGGGTGTATTATCTTGATAGTGGCCGGGAACTTAATCGGCAGCCTCTCCCGGCTGTCAACCTCCACTGTAATCAAGGTGGGAATCTGGTAGCGGTAATGTATATCCTTCTTGATTATTGGTGTCATGCTAATACCTTCCGTTTGTATTCTATCGGCATCGTGCGGCCTAAAGCATACTCTAATATACCACGAAGCGGCGGATTTGTCAAGGCCCCATCCACCAGTTTATCCGTTGCCGCTCCTTCATCGTAGGGTACGTCGAGGACTACTGAATCGTAGGCTTGTGCACACATCACGGCTCTCATCCGCTGCTCCGTAAGCCCCTGCAGAATCTGGAATTGGGCACTCAGCATCAGCTGGGCTGCGGTTGTCTGCACCGGGAAGTTACAGATTTCGTTGACGGCGTGCATTGCGTTCTCGCGGCCCTTTCCGAATGTCCGGCTCCACCCTGTCGGCAGCTCCAGATACCCCTGCCGCTCCACTATCTCTATCATCTGTTCCTGCCATGCTTTATGAACAGGGTGTTTTCTATACCATGCATCTATTGAATCCTGGCAGAATCCAATCTCAAGCTCAATACCCAAGTCCCGCCTCGCCGCCTGCTGGAAAGCCGAAGCTCCCCCCCTGTATATCACGAGGAAGTTTTCAACCTTGGCCAGCTTCCGCTTCTCATTGAACGTGGGGTCCTCTTTAGTTATCCCCGGGAACATATCGAAAGTTGTGTCATCGTGGGGGTCCCCCTCCAATAGGGCCTTTATCAGCACCGGGTCCCCGGACAGCCATGCTGCTACAACCAGCTCAATGCGGTTCAGGTCCCACTCCACCAGTCTGCCTGCCGGAAACCTTGACTTCAGGCAGTTCTTAATATCTTCAGGGTACGTCTGGTGAGGCGGCTTTCTTGCAGTTATCCGCCCCTGTATAGTCCCTCCCGAAGTTTCCTTGCCGTTGCTGCTGCCTTTATCGAACACGCTCGGCACCGGGTACCACTCCGGGTATATCAGCCCGGTGTCCTTTACCCTCTGCACGATACCTTCCCGCTGCTTGACCAGCAGTTTGTTGGAGTACGTGTTCCGCAGGTGCGAGAACTCCTGGAATATATGAAACTGCTCGGCGACCGTACGGGTGTCACCTTCCGGCAGGTACTTCAGTACCAGATTCATGTTGGCCTGCCCAGTTGAAATTTCTTTCTTGACATCCGTCCGTTCAACTCTACCATCCAACCAACCACCAGTTAGCAGACCGCACTCTCCCAGTGCTTTTACCACAAACTCCAGCAGTGATTTCTTCGAGCCTTCCTTCTCGAACTTCACTCCCAGCCGTTTCCCTTCTGCCACGGCAGCTCTGTACTTCGTGGTGTACTCATCGTTGACAGACTCCAGTCTTGGTATGTCAATCCGGGTGCCTGCTTTCTCCATCCCCACCGCATCCCATATAATAGCATTACGCATCTCAGCACAGACAGGGCCCAGCTTGGCCGAGTCTTTACCATACCTCTGCTTCATACGCTCAACCAGCTGTTCATCCAGCACCAGTGTGGCTGCCGCATCAAGGCAGTTATAGTACAGAAGGTCCGGGTCACTCGATGACTTGGCGTTGCCCAGCTTGCCGGTCACTGCCAGCTTACTGTAGTCGGCTATCCCGAACAGCAGGCTCAGCTCCTTCAGTCCACGCTCCGGCCTCTGCTCATCGAGGAGGAACGCCTTCACCAGTGTATCATCCACCTTCGCTCTGCAGGGGCTTAACACCTCCGCTAAGTACCTGTCGTTGAGTATCAGATACAGCAGGTCGTACTTAAAATTTTGCCCCAGCAGGACACAGCCCGATTCTATCGCACGCTTTATCCATACTCGTAAGTTATTTCGCTCGGCTGAATTGGACCACCGAAATACAGCGGTTCGTATCCTGCCGGGGCTCTTCAACGAAAGGCAGTCCCTGTATGCTATGGCGACTGTCACTATCTGTTTACCATAAGGTACATTATCTATCTGCCGGGACTTGGCAGGCGTAAATACAGTCTGCTCCCGTCCCTTCAGTATACCATATGTCTCTATATCTATGCTGATTATGTCTGGTAATGTCTCTGGCACTTCAGGGCTCGGCTCCGGCACCACCTGTAGCTCGTTGGGTATAAACTCCCCTGTCAGGTACCGCCTCAGCAGTATGAAGTGAGACTGTATGGCATCCACCTTCTCGGGTTTTCGACCGGGGGCCAGTATCGCAGGGTGGTATGTGAAGAAGAGAGTCGGCATATGACTGAGTATCTCCATGCTCTTCGTGCCGTCCTTGTACCCTTGCAGCTTGAAGCCCTGCCCCAGGCTCTTCACATCTGCTACCGACTTGGCCGCATCCGCCCCGCACGCCAGCACTATCAGCTCCGTATACTCATCCAGCAGCTTCTGAATGTCCATCAGTAAGTATGGCCTGCATTTGGTTATCTGTGAAGCTGTCGGCTTCATACCGCTTGGCACTTTACATCGAAGGGCATTTGATAAGTAGACATCCACTATGCCCGGCAGCTTCATAGCGTTTATAAACTTCCCGAGGATATCACCGCTCCACCCCACCCAGCTCATACCCTCCTCATCTTCGTGATAGCCTGGAGCCATGCCGACAATCAGCAGTGCCCTGTCATGCCCCTCAGCCCTGAATACCCTCGTCGGTATCCCCGGATGCTTGGCAGACTCACAGAGCTGGCAGTCCTTGCAGTCAATATGTGTCGTGAAGTTAATCATTTGTCTTAGCCGTAAACTCCTCTGCTAATGCCAGCTTCTCCACCACGTACTGGAGTCCCTTGCCTGACAGATACAGTCCCGGTTCCATCGTAGTAAACCCATCTATATCGGTACCCGCCGGTATAATTAGCAGGTCGAACCCGAACTTCGGGTGGGGTATCACCGTCAGTGGGGTAGACTTCAGGGGCATATCCACTACCGTCGGCTGCCGGAATGCCTGCTCTGTATTCGGACACCCAAACACGCAGAGAAGACACACTACTACTCCGGCCAGCCCCAACAAGAATATATAAACTTCCGGATGCACTTTCATAATTGTTCCTTCCAAAAAAAAATTAAAAAATTTTGTCTATCTTATGTACGTTGAAACTTAAAAAATGTTCAGGTTATTTTTTGAAATGTGAAAAATATATGGCAAACAGGGAGTTATTTCACTTCTTGGTGTGGAAATAAATAAAATTTTAAGTCTTTATAAGGAAAAGACTTACACAAAGTAGACGTTCTCGATACGCCGTACATCTGTACTACTTAACTTATACCATTCCCCCCATTGAAGGAATTGTTGATATGTACGATGCAATGAGTTCTCCACTTTGTATGCTTGAGCTGCTGAGGGGTAAAAATGTAAGGCAACAATAGTTAAAAGATAAGGACACCCTATTTGCAAAGTATCTCTCCGTGCTTCAGGGTTGGCAGACCTTCCAATCTTATAAAAATTAGAGCTTCCACATCTAATTACATAAACGCAACAAGGGTTCATAATTTATTATACGCTCAAACTCAAATTTTGTTCAATAAAAAATAAAATTTATTGATTCAACAGCTGGCTGTACTCATCAATAGGAGACGGCTGGCTCTCAAGCTGCTGGGTAATACCGGCGAGCCCGGCCTGCGATACCATGTGCCCAAACAGCGGCTGGTAGTCCTTCGGGAATCCTTTGAGAATTCTCTGTAACCTGCTAACTTCGCGGCGGTTATGTATCGCAGTGATGTCAGCCTTCTTCACCTGCAGGGGCCCCATCTCAGGGTATGCCTTCTGGAATTGCGTGTTAATTTGCTCTGCCCTTCTGATGTCGTTGTCGGAGATAGCTTCCAGATAGTCTCGCCTGTACCCTCTTATCTTCTCCCGTTGTGTCAGCAGCCACTTGGCGGCTCCGTACTCGGCCTGCTGTGAGGTAGGTGCCAGCCCCAACGATTTCATAGTGAGCTGCCAGGGAGTGAACGCCCCCACCAATGCCTTCTGGTCGTTGTATACCGGCACCCGCCCATCCTCTGTAGGGTTATTGTAATCTGCGTACTTAGGCCCGAGCGTCTTATACAGTCGTCTCAACGCTATGCCCCCCGGCACCAGCAGTGCCGCACTACGCTTCATTCCCTCCATATCCCCTGTTGCTACCGACCGGACCGCTTCGCCTGCTACAGCCAGTCCTGGAGGCACTAACGGCCAAGGGTAGAACGGCGACTTCTCGTAGCTGGGCATCGGCAGGGCTCCAGTCATCAAGCCGCTGCTTATATCCACACCCATTAGGTTCTTAACCGCTGAGTAGGCTGCTGCTGAAGCCCCTGCAGAAGTGGCAAGGGTTCTATATTTGCCGAGACCTTCTGCCCACTGCGTAGACTCCCCGAGGAACCCGGCATACCGTAGCGGGAAGTGCATGAACTGACGGGCAGGGCCCCACATTCCAAGCAGGGCTTTCGGCATTCCGAGGGGCCCCCCCGTGAAGTGTGCCACTTGATTGATGTTGCCACCAAATTCTATGGCTGCGTCCATAGCTCCGGTGCCATGTGTTGCCAGGTATGAGTTCTTCGCCACGTAGAATCCGAACAGCCGATTGAAGGCTTCGGACGTGGCAAAGGGCGTCAGCATTACGTCTTTGATTTTATCCTTTACTCCCCCCATAGAAATCTTGCTGGCTAATCCTTCGGTGGCTACATCTCCCAGCTTCATGGCGTGTGTCATACCAGCCGCCTTGCCGGTAGCCTTTACGTAGTCCGGGAATGCTTTAAGCCACGCATCATCCCTCGACATTCCGCCGGATAGCATAGATACGTAGTTTCCTATCCCCTTCGTCATTTCAGACATTCCAGCCATTAAGCCGTTTCGGTTTATGCCGGGTGTATGCAGCAGCGTTACGTAGTTCTGCAGCAGGTTCTTGGATGCCGGGGCTATATTCAGGCCCAGTGTAGACACATAAAAGAACTCCGACACCTTAGCCCCCAGTGATTCAGAACTGACGTTGTTGAAGTTGCTGAAGAAATTCATCAGGTGTGCTCTTGACGACTCCGGCAGCTTCTTGGCCAGCGGATGGGTAGCCAGCCACATTCCCATCTTATCTTTATAGTCTCCCCATATAGTTGCACGGGCATAGGCGTTATGTGGCTTCAGCCCCCTCAGCATAGGCAGCAGCTGGTCTCTCATGTATGTGTACTGGCCTCCACCATCGGGGCTGGCCTTAGCTGCATCCATGATAGGTTCCAGTAGTTTTTTATACCCCCGAACCGTACCGCCTATACCCGGATATACAGAAGCCACAGCAGTGGATAACGTATCTGCTACCGGGGCCATGTGGTAGGCCCACGAGCTTGCCATCTGTGTCAGGTATCTGGAGGCCACCGGAGCAATCCGCATATCGTATTGGGCAGGTCTAACCAGTACATCAGCTATGCCTGCTATCTTGTCCTTAAGCCTGTCCGGGTATAATGAAACCGAATCGAGCTGGCTGGAGACCTGCTTCAGGGCCACCTCCGCCATCTTACCGGGGCCGAGCCGCATCCGTGTATTCAGCCCGGTCTTCGCAGCCTGCTCCAGCACACGCTGGGAGAATGCCTCGGCCCTTGCAATAGGGTTGCTGATTTCTTTGACACCATTCCATGCAGAGTGCAGAAATTCATTCATGTGGACTGCGTCCTGCTGGATACTGGCAAGAATCTTGTCTGCTACCGGGGTCATCCCCAGCTTCTCCATCTTCCGTATCTGGTTGAGGTCCCCTATTGTAACACCCAGAGCTGGTCTCAATGCACTTGCTACACCCTTTCCTGCCTTTCCTATAGCCAGGTGGAATCCGTCGGGGCCCATCAGGTCCTTAGCTGCTACTCCCTCCAGGGGGCTAAACTTGGCCTGTATAGGGAAGTAGTGCTCCATGAAGTCCCCTATGTTTACATCATATCCCTTGCCTGCCATCTCTGCCTTGAATGCTTTCCATGCTTCGGGGTCTTCGGTGAATTTGCTGTTGAACTTGCTGAACCATCCCTTGATACCCGCTGAAAATTTTCTAAGCTCGGGGGACATTTGCCCCTGCAGACCGGGCCATAGCGGTTCACCTTCCGGTAGTATTTTATATACCTGGCTCACTGCTTTACGGAGACCTCTTGCTTTCTCCGGCACTTCCTGCAGGCCCAGCAGCTCCTGCCCTTTTATCACCTGCTTTGTTTTACCTACTGCTACGTTGAATCCCTGCACGTCTGCGACTACCTTCAGCATATCGCTTTCGGTCAGACGCTGCCTGGTCTTGGCTACGTATGAAGTAAATACAGAGTTAAGTTCCCTTCCGTAGTCATCTATCATATTCCCTGTTTCTTTGGCCATCTCAGATAAGGCCCTGTAAGCATGGGGAACATTCCGCAGGTTATTGAAGGCAGACTGGGCAGCAGCCATCAGAGGTCCGGGTTTTCCTTTCGCCAAACCAGCTCCGATTTCTGCTATTACGTTGGACTTGCCGATAGGATACTTGATGGCCATGACTGCACCCAACAGCACCAGCGGGTTAGTCACAATGTCGGCCACAGTTTTCAGCAGTTTGCTCTTGCTATTGCCGACTATCATGCCGGAGAAGGTCTTCATCTCGGCGGGTGTCAGGGTTTGTGGGCTGAAGATAGCCCTGGTTGCAGCATCCACGTTGCCGCGTAGCAGCAGGTTAGATAAGGCAAGCCCCGGCCTGTCGTAGAGGGTCACCGGAAAATCCGCTCTCTCAAGGTCCCACAGAGCGTTCTCGTCGTTCTCCAGCAGGACCCCGGTACCGTTCATCAAACCGTTCATGGTTATCCCTTCCTATATTCGCCGCTCGCCCGGCACCTGCATCTCTTGGCCTCTCCCGCTCATAATTGCCTGAAGCAATGCGTTTTGGGCTACCTGTCGCTCTTGTGTCAGACTCGGCAGTGCCGCTTGGTAGTACGCATCCTCTTCGCTCATTCCCATCTGCTGGCCTATCAGCTCCTGCTGTAGCCCCTGGTCCCTCGCTGCTCCTATCTTGTTACCGATATGTCCTGCTACCATTTGGGCAAGGAACAGTGCCGCCATTATTCCACCAGGTTTCTTCAGCATCCCTTTGAAATTCTTGGTCTTCCATAATTCCTGCCATCCGACTCCGCTCATAGCAGGCTCGGCCATAGTCATCTCTTGGAAGCCGCCAGCCTCCCCAGCTACCGATGCTCCCCTCGAACCTTTGCCTGATGGTCCCTTAAACACATCATGTATAAATGCTTTAGCCGTCATTCTGTATACTCCTATCTCATCAAGCTCAACATAGATGCGGTTGAGGGTGCTGGCCTGCTGGCTATCTCGCTCTGCTGCTGTTGGAACCCGGATAGTGCCATCAGCATCGCCATAGCCATCTCATTCTGCCGTTCCGAGCTGGCCCTGATGTCTCGGTTTGCAGCGGCTTTCTCCGAGCGTATATACTCTTTCTGCTTCTCACCCATTAGCTGGCGTATCAGCTTGTCGGTACGTTCCTCTTCTCTTTTGCCCATCGCAGCAGCCAGCTCAGCCTGCCGACCTGCCAGCTTGACCTGAGCTTTCTCAGTGCCATGCTCAGTTAGACCTGTAGCCGCCCCAAGCCCCCCCTTCACAATATCGTAGCCGAACATCAGGGCCATGAGCTTGGTTAGAACGTCCGCACCCTTCCACAATCCTGCGGCCCCCTTCGCTGCTCCTAATACTAATGGTAATGCCATATTTAATCTCCTGCAATTACGGAACTATTCCCGGCATCTTCTGGTATACAAAATTTTTCTGCTGCATCAGCCTGTCCATCACCAACGGGTTACTTAAATCGGAAGGAGTTAAAAACGGGGAGGTAGTTGTAGCGAATCCAAGGTCAGTGCTGAATGTGTCCCTGAATTTCTTAGTCTCTGTTCTCATCTGCTCGTCAAGTCTGGCCACCTCAATCTCATACTGGTCATCATCGAACTCCTCGGCAGCCCACTTGGTTGCCTGTTTTACGATAGACCCCACAGTAATCTTATCGCTTCCCACCATCGGCGTCTTGTCATTCTCAAGACTCCTCAGCATCGTCTCAGCTTCCAGCAGCATGGCCGATTTATCCGTATAGAATTGATTGCTCTTTTCATCCTTGCCCCTGGAAGCCTCGGTAGCTCTTTCAATCATGGCCTTCCTTGCAGTCTTCAGAACTGCAATAACGGGCACAAGCTGCTCGGCTGGTATCTCCCCCTTCTGAACCTGCTCTTTGAACTTCTGGATATTCTTCCGGCTAAGTGTATCTACATTTACAGTCCCGGCACCCACCGAGGTAAACGCCTTGTTAATCCCGGCAGAGAATCTGGCACTCTTAACAGTATCCATAGTAGGAGGAGGTGTAGTATCTGTTAATGATTTGCCGGTGAATGAAGGCTCTCCTCTACGTAATTGCATTCCTCCACCAAATTCGGGAGTTCCCCTCATCGACCACTTCGCATTCTCCAGTTTAAGAGTCTTCATATCCATATCGGTAGTATCACTACTTAACTCTTGGCTTGCTGCTGCTATCAGAGCCTGGTCAATCGAGGTATCGTACATTTGGTTCATCTGCTGGTACTTGCCCAGCTCATCTCGCCTTTGAACCACTAAACCAGCCTTGGCTGTCTCCGACCTGCCGTTAAGCTCCCCAAGACTCATAGCTATCTTGCGGGTGTTATCAGCAAAAGTCATATCATTGAGATTCTGCACTCTCGACTGGGCATCGAGCTTCTTCTCCAGCCCCAGAATCCTGTCCAGCTGCCGCTGCTCTCTTGCATTCTCCAGCTCATTCAAGAGAGCGTCACGCTGTAGTACGTTCTGCTGCTCTGCCTCCGCCATAGTACGTGCGAACTCCTGGTCCGCTGCTCTTCCTATCTTCTCTTCGGCAGACCGCCTGTCCTGCATATCCCGTGCAGCAGCCGCCTGTATCCCCGCCTGTGCCACTCCACCACCTGCTGATGTACTTGCATTCTGCCTGCTGGTTTCTGCCGCCATTGCAGCCTCTCTCATTCCAGTCTTCTGACTGCTTCTTTGCTGTGACATAGCAGCTACATACGGATGCATTCCCCCGCCTTTTGTTATTCCACCTTGTTGCTCTCTCGGCATAATATAAGTTCCTTATGTACGTTGTGTACGTGGTGAATGTGTAGTTGTATATTCAAAACCACCAGTCTGCCCGGGTGGAGTATATGGTTTATACTCAGGTGAAAGCTCAGCCAGTAATGTCAGCAGTGGTGTATTATCCATAGTAAACGAAGTCGTCCCTACTATCCAGTTTGCCAAGTTCTCCATCCCAGCCATCTTTAGCTGCTCGGCTCCCATCTGGAACGATGCATACTGCATGGTGTAGTTGGCCTTCGCATCGGCCATGTACTTCAGCATCTCCACATGCTGCTGCTCCTGGAAACTGATATACATATTCTGTTTCCACATAGCCTCGTTAGCTACATTCAGGTAAGTCAGACCCTGCTGCTCGGCGAACTGCTGGTAGTTGGCGTGTATGTTACTCTGGGCCGTAGCCAACGCCGTCTGCTTGCCCATCCGGAACTGCTCGTACTCCTTGCTGTTGGCTCCATACGTCTCAAGTATATTCCGCTCCTCAGTTTTCATGGACCCCAGCACCGCCTGTGCCGAAGCCTGCATCGCCTGGGCCTTCGCAAAATCCCTATCGGTTCCTATCTGCTGGTTTATCTCATCCAGCTTCGCAAGTGTCTCTCCTACTCGCAGCCTGCTGGCTGTCACATACTCGTCGGCTTTCTCCGCCGCAAGGTCCCATGAAGACTGTGCCGACTCAAACTGCGTGCCGACTTGTGCCTGTAACTCAGCCACCTTCTGCGTGTATGCCTGGGTCACATCCCCCATCATCTCAAGCCCGGTAGCCGACTGCGTTGCCTGCTTTTGCATGGCTTCATACTCAGCACCGTAGCTCTTTATTGCTTCGTTACCGAGAGTAGTCTCAGCCGGTGTGCCCCCCGTAAATGTTCCCCCGGTGTAGGCTCCACCGGAAACAGTCCCCGCACTTGCTACAGTTTCTCCCAGCTTCTTCTGGTACTCTTCCCAGTTATAAGGGGACGGGATACCAGCAGCCGCAGCAGTAGTAGTCCCGGTAATCGGTGTCGTTGCCGTGTCAGCCATCTTAGACTTTCTCCGTTCTAACTATAAGGGCAGTAATACCCCTGCCTTCTACCATTATAACACACACTGCCGGGTTGTCAATCATTAGTCCGGCCCTTGAACCCCATCATTGTATTCGGTTCCTCGGTTGTCGGCTCCAGCTCCTCCTCGTGGAAGTACCCGGCAGTCGGCTTCCCCTCCGTAGGGTACGAGCATTCGTACTTCACGGCTGTTACCACCCCCACATGCCCACCGCCGTACTTCAGCTTCACCTTGTCGCCTATCTTATATGTACTCATTAGTCCGCCACCTTTCTGCTGTCTGTCAAGCTAACATTAAACTCCGCGTCAGTCAGTTCAAACTTAACACCCCCCGCTATCTGCTCGATATACGGCTCTATATCCACACCGTCCACGTTTAAGGCCCCTGCAGAATCAGAGGGGTTCTCGTCTACGTCAACGTAAACAGTAGTTGCTACTATCGAAGTGCCGTTGTCCCGGTAGGCCCCCACTCTCCAGTATGAATTGGCGTTGTTGGTGAAGCCTCCAAGCCCCTGGCACTTCAGGGCACAGCCCACCAGGTTCCACCTGTTGAATCTCGATACCCCCTCTGACTGTATAGGCCAGCACTGCACCTTAAATGGCACCCCCGACACAGCGTACCTGTCGCCAGTTACAATCTCGGAGGGGAACGCGGTCAGGAACGTCAGCTGCGTGCCGGTCACGCTTAGTATCTCACGGGCCACACCCGCGTTAGCTCCACTTGTCATATAACAAAGGCTGCCTATCATATCTGCATGAAACGTAGCCGTTGAATCCGTTAATGTTGTTCCACCAGCTCCCATTAGTCCGCCACCTTTCGTGAATCTGTTTCCGTTACGTTGAACTCCGCATTAGTCAGCTCGAATACTACCCCCGCCGCTATCTGTTCGACGTAGGGCTCCACGTACACACCATCCATATTGATGGCCCCTGCAGAATCAGCCGGGTTCTGGTCCACTGTAATGTATACATCGGTATCAACCAGCTGATTGCTGCCATTTCTGTACCCGCTTACTCGCCAGTACGCATTATCGTTACTGGTGAATCCCGACAGGTTCAGGCACTTCAAGGCACCTCCCGCCATATTCCATCGGTTCATTCTGGGCACCCCCTTTTCCTGCAGGGGCCAACACCTTGCTTTGAACGGCACCCCGCTGATACAGTACCTGTCGCCACGCTCCACTTCATAAGGGAACGGCGTCACGAATGTTATCGTGTGCTCCGTAATATCCGGGGATGTGAAGATAGCATCCATCTCCCATGTTGTATTAAAGTCCCATCCAGCTGCTTCATAGTTGGCCTGCGTCTGCATCCATTCTGTAATATAGCCCGTGCCACCATCACTCGTGGCTACTCCACTGGATTCTGTATCCCAGAAGGAAGCAGTAATAGTTCCCCCCTCACTTGCCTGACAAAACCCTCCAATCTCTTCATCTATATCTTCTATCAGACCTACTGAATAGCAGTTAGTGTATGAATTAAATTGAGAACCATCATACTGGACAAATCCTCCAGCATAAACATCCAAACTTTCTACACCCCCCCAAGAGTAACAATCTATACAAGTTACAGAATCAAAAGCATCGGCTATGAATCCTGCGGCATAATCATCTGTTATTGAAATATCTCCTCTTGCCGAACATCTTGTGAAAGTTACACCAGAACCAAAACCACAAAGTCCAGCAGAATAATCATCACTTGTAATATCCCCTGTAGCAGCACAATCCGTTATAATAATGTCTGTTGTACTGCCTCCATCAGTATAACCAACGAGTCCTCCAACATGCTTTGCACTATTGACACTTGTATGAGCTATTATATTTCCTGTTGCTCTACAATTTATAATTGTTGAATATACTCCTGCTTCTCCCACTAAACCCCCAAACTCACTAATACTGGTATCAGTATGTCCACTCGAAGCATCAATGGAAACTGAACTTGTGCAATCATATAGGTATGCTCGATGTGTATCGTCCCATCCATAAATTCCTGCAACCAATCCTCCAATATAGGATATACTTGAACCTATAGCTGTTATAGTTCCGGACACATGACAGTTTTGGATTATACAATTCTCAACTGCAGAAGCATTAAGAGCATAAGCCAAAGCTCCCCCTTGTCGTCCAGACATAGCTACATCCGCCAAAGTTAAATTAGCTACCGTCGCTCCTGCAAGAATATCTTCAAATAACCCAAAATGGTCTCCAGATTTAGCACAAGTTAAACCACTAATCGTATACCCACAACCATCAAGAGTTCCTGTAAAACTATCTATGGGAACAAATCCATTTCCTCCATTCCATCCACTTGTAGCACTCGCATCTATATCTCCTGTGAGATAATAATTACCATCTAAGTCATCTGCTATGGCCTGCAACTCGTCTGCATTACTGATGACTGTAGTGTGTGTCAGGCCCGGGTCTGCCGTGCGAACAGTGAATGTCCCATCCGCTACCTGTAAGGTAGGATATGAACCGTGGCTTTCCGTACCGGCTATCTCCCGGTACAGCCCGGCATTCTTTCCGCTTGTCATATAGCAGAGAGCCCCCGCCATATCCTGATGGAAGGTTGCAGAGGTATCAGTTAGTGTCAGGCCGTTACTTCCCATTATCCAGTAGCCGTCCCATTAACAGTATAGCTGCTGCTGATGTCCCACATTGTACCTGTCCCGGTTTGCAGTACATCCGGGCTTACTATCAGGCCGGTTGCCGTAATGAAGTAAGCTCTGTCGTTCTTGTTGCCTGCGATGTCGGGGCCTGAACTCACTGACTCGAAGTTGGCACCCTCCAAAAGGCTTACTGTCTGGGTGGAGTGCCACAGCACCAGCATCTCTTCTTGCGTGGGATTCAGGAAGAAGCTGGCGTTCAGTAAGGCATCGTAGCCGCTCTGTATGTTAGCCAAATCCGTCTTCCACTCATCGTGAATGATGCGGTCACATGAAGACACCTGGCCCATGCTGCCGTCGGTGGCGTTCAGCATCACCATTCCCATCCCGCTTACCATGAAGACGGAGTTGCCGGAGGAGTGAGCAGCCCCCTTTCCCACCAGTCCTCTCTTTGCGTGGAGCCGGGTGTATTGTAGTGGAGCCCCCTGCTTCGATTTGAAGATGTGCACGATGGCATTGTAGCAGAGCTGAAACATACTGTCACCTGCCGATATAAACCGGAGCGGTCTGCCATCTTCAGGGTCTCCTTCCCGCTTGTTATAAGTGCTGAAGTATTCAGGGCTTGCGTGCTCCATACTGGAGTGCAGGGTATCGTAGCCACCGTCTACGCTCTTGGCCTGGGCCATGAATGTCATACCGGCGTACCGGCCTATTGTGCCGGACTGTGGCGGAGCTACCACTATATCTTTCTCCGGGTCGTACATTGTGAGGAACGGTAACGCCTGGTCACTGACTGTGCCTACCGTCACCTGCAGGGCATCGAAGGTCCCCGAGGTCTCCCAGTTCCCTGCCTCCGCTATTGTCTGCTCCAGATAGAAGATAGCCCCCGGACTCGTGATAGAATTACCTAAGTCTATCGTACGGAATACATCTATAGTATCGAACAAGGCATCGAAGGCTGCGTATGCCTGTCCTGTCACTACCGCCGTATTAGCCGGGAAGTCCAGGATAATCTTGCAGTTGGTCTCCGCCTCTGTCGTAGCTTCGCCGCCACCCGACAGCGTTGAACCACTTACCGTAATGTCGTCTGTGTTTACACCGGCTTCAGCTATGCTTAGTGTGTACGCATTACCGCCGGAGCCTCTCGCCACCGCTTCTATCAGCACGCTCGTGGACTGGGCCGACGCCGTAACAGAAGCTGAAGCATCCCCGTTGATAGCATCTGCCAGGGCCCTCGCGTGTGCAGCTATGGTGGCTGTAGATGTGGCCGTGATAGTGACATCGGAGCCAGCGTCATCGTACTCGTAGGTGCGGCCATTGATGGTGAATACATCTCCTGCTACCATCAGCCCGGCGTCACCACCTCCGCTTGCAAAGCTGATAGTGCCGGTCGCCTTGGTTGTTTTCATATGGTCGAGTGTTATAGTTATAGGGTCACTGAGAGCACTGTATACGCCCCTTGCTGAATCGTAAAATCTCCATGCTATCTGGTACCGGCCCTGCCCATACAGATAGTAGGCAGCATCCACTGCGTTGGAACTTTCAGTTAAAGCACCCAGAGCCGTATCGAACTCACCAGGTCCTGAGTCCACGCAGACCAAGGCTGTCCCATTCCAGTACACGGTCTTGGTTTCCTGCCCCTCCACCGCAATCATCAGGTACGGCCCGTCCACCGAGCACGACATCTCGTCGGTGCTGGCTATCAGGCTGCCGGTAGCATGTATAGCTAACGGAGTCTCCCATGTACTGCCGTTATCGTCCGTGTATATGAGGTCCACCTGCTCGTCTGTATTTGAGTCGATGCTATCCCACCGCACCACGAACCCGTGGTAGATAGTCGAAGTATTCCGCTTCTGGAACGTCACCTTCTGGAAGAAGCTGGGGCCATCATAAGTGTCGATACCACCCATACTGGTTACGTCATCCAGGTCCAGCATCTTCTTGTTCCCGTAATACTTATGCAGGCAGCCGGTGAATCGGCCATCGGTACCGACCAGCCTCCCGAACATCCCGGGCTTCACCTGGTTAGGCGGAACCGACTGGTCCATTCTCGGCATCCGGAATTCGTAGGGTATATAAATCCTGTCTTCAGGCATACTTAGCTCCTATTCTGAGAATACTCCCTTGCCACTAATACCATAATGATTGGCCACTGCACGCACATCATCCCCTGAGTATGTATCTATCTGAGCATATAAATCCACATATACATACTCGGTGGTTATGAAAGAAGTCGAGACTCTTATCAGTTTCTCGCCACCTAAAGGAATCGTCCCAGAGACAACCTCACTTATCCGAGTGGCGTTGGCTGGACCATATCCATCATCTGCAAGGCCAGCAGGGTCTCCCTGTAGATAGGTCCGATACATCAGCCATATTGTTAGGACTCTATCGTTGCCGGTCTCGTTGATAAACTTAGCCCACCCACTGCAACCTACAACCGAATCCGAATAAGCTACCGCCGTTGCAACTTGGGACCACAATATTAAAATCTTCGGGTAGTCTTCATCCGGCACATCATGCAGATGATATGGGTGGTTATGCGGCACAGCTGGCTGCGATGGTATCGTAACTCTCGGTACGAAGCTGGTACCCAGTCCCGGCAATCCCGGCAGTCCCCTCGGACCGGCTGGCCCCTGGTCTCCCTGGTTCCCGATATACTCGGATAAGTCAAACGTGTGGGTCTTCCGCAGGGCCTCCGACGATGCCCTCATTATCTCCATCAGAGAGAGGTAATCATCATTCTCAAGGCCGTACTGCATGAGACCAGTAGCTGCCGCCGTCTGAAACGTGCTGCCGGAGCCCCATCCTATATTTTCTTCCCACAACGTCACCGCCATAACTCATCTCTCTTTCTGTCAATAGCCGGTATATACTGCCCGAGCAGTGAAGGAGCCTGCCCCTCGAACAGCACGTACTTCCGGCGTGGCACTGCCGACCCAATAGTAATCCCTGTAGCCACTGCAAATGGGTACACGCCTATCACTATCCGGCGGTCCGCCGAACTCAATGCAGCACCGTCTGGTTGAGGGTGCAGTGGACTCCATAACATCGACTGTGCAGCAGCTCGCAGGTCTCTGGAATTAAACATTAGTCGGCCACCCCAAACTCACCTTTAGTAAACAGAGTCCCATCGTCGGATAGATTGGACTCGCACAGCTTGGTAGTCCCATCATCCTTGTATACGATAATCTCCTCATTCGTCTTATCTGTTACTACTTTATTACGCCAGTATTCGTATAGATAGTTCAAGGCAGTTAAGGCACTGGCGGTAGCGGAAGGGGCCCCTGCAGAAAGGTCGGACATAGCCTTAGCCCATATAGCGGTCACCGATGCCGTCGATAATGTGGCCCCATCAGTACCTGTCAGCATGGCGGTATCTTCGAGAATGGCTGCAACCGAAATAGTATCGCCGATAACGCCGAAGCCCTGAACCGTCGAGAGGGTAAATACTTCACTACCAATCGTAACAACCGTGCCGTAGATTTCATATAATATCAGGTCACCATCTGCCCAGCTTGTACTGGGGAAAGTATACGTGTAGTAAATACTACCGATGCCTGCCCCCATCCCGCCCCCTGCTACAATTAAAGCCCAATCAGCATCAGTTCCTTCACGGTATCTCCATACCTTAATAAGTCCTGGTGTAGTTATTTCCGCAATCTGTATCGCATCTGCGGATGGTTTATTTAAGACAAGTCCAACCTGAGCTACAACTATATCGGCCTGGTCAATCAGCGGGTTGTGCATATACGCAGGATTGGCACTAATAATATTAGCGGAAATCAAGTCGGTCTTGGCCTTAATAGAGACCGTCTCCCCTTTCAAAGCAATTATGTCTGCTGCAATGTCAGTACCAGTAGCGTTTGTGATTACTGTTGTGTAAATAGCATCAACTTTATCACTTATGTCACTCATAGTTGTCTCCAATACGGTTATTCTGCCGTCAAGAGCATCTACCGCCTGCCATAATTCGGCAATTTCTATTGTGCATTCTGTTGACGGACTTGCTGACGGTGAAGCCGAAGGACTACCTGTCGCACTGGCACTTATTGATGCCGATGGTGAAGCCGAAGGTGAACTGCTTACCGAAGCGCTCGGACTAACTGACGGACTGGCCGAAACACTTATTGAAGGTGAGGCAGACTCCGAAGCAGATGGTGAAGCACTTTCACTTGCACTTGGTGAAGCACTTTCGGAAACTGACGGAGAAGCGCTTTCGCTCACTGAAGGACTTGCTGATTCTGATGCACTCGGAGATGCGGACTCACTCGCAGAAGGACTGGCCGATTCTGAAGCACTTGGCGAAGCCGATGGACTGGCGGATTCGGAAGCAGAGGGACTGGCACTTATTGAGGCTGAAGGTGAACCACTTATACTCGCACTCGGAGATGCACTTTCCGATGCTGACGGACTTGCGGATACCGAAGCACTGGGACTACCGGAGATTGACGCCGAAGGAGACTCCGAAATTGATGCAGAAGGAGACGCACTAATGCTTGCACTTGGACTGGCCGATTCAGAAGCCGAAGGGCTTGCACTTATACTTCCAGAAGGTGAGGCCGATGGACTCATGCTAATACTTGACCCTGTCAAGATACTTAACACTGTGAGTCCATGTTCTATGGAAACAAAAAGATAACCACCACTATACTTGATATCGTCACAAGCATCTAAATTAACTGCATCGTGATAATATTCATCAATATGAGGATTTGCAGGGTCACTTACATCAATAAATACGACATTTTTGTTAAACCAAGAAGTAGCTGCTACTGTGTGTGTTTGAGGAATGTATACAGGAACGGCAGTATAATTAAGAATATCGGCATTAGAGACAGACCCGACCACGGAAGGCGAACTCGGCGTGCTAATGTCCACAACGCTTAATTTGTCTTTGGTATAATCACAAACAAAAGCATACTGCTCGTCAGTCCGCAAGCATAGACCGCCCGTGGCATCACAAGCACAGGAACCAGCTATACTCATGTTGGTGGGGTCGGATATATCGACGGTGAAAAACGTATCCTTGCCCGCTGAACTGACAAAAAGATAATTGCCAGCAGCATTCACTTTGCAATACTTACAATTCAGCGTGTTGTTAATATTAAAGAGAGAATCAGCTACCGATGGGTTTGCAGGTGTTGAAATATCAACCGAAGTCACCTTATCACTATCTACAGATACTACAAAAGCATAATTACCATAAATATCTACAGAATTTATTTTACCAAAATTTGTGGCATCCTGCAAAGAAGCCACAACTGACATATCAGTAGGGTCTGTTATGTCTACGACCGTAAATCTGTTCGTGCCTGGAGAACCCACATAGGCATAATTCCCTTTAATTGCTACACCCTCACAATCATTGAGGCGGTCCAGCACATCATCCGTCAAGATTTGCCCTATTGACAAATTTGCAGGGTCTGAAATATTTATTGAAACAAAAGCATTAGTGTTGTATGAAGTTAGAAAGGCATAATTACCGCTTATTGCCAGCCATCCTACTGTATAAATACCTTCATCAGTAATAGAATCAACAACAGTCAACGGAGCAACCCACCCAGATGGACTGGCCGAAGGGCTTCCAGATACGCTGGCCGATATACTCGCACTCGGTGATGCCGACTCAGAGACTGACGGGCTGCCACTAATGCTTGTCGAAGGACTTGCCGACTCACTCACACTCGGAGACGCAGATGCCGAAGCACTGGGGCTTGCCGATTCTGAAACGCTGGGCGAAGCAGAAACACTCTCTGACGGAGAAGCGCTTTCGCTCACTGAAGGACTTGCTGATTCTGATGCACTCGGACTGGCACTGGGTGACGCCGAAATGCTTGCAGAAGGTGAACCCGAAATAGAAGCACTTGGACTGGCTGAATTACTTATCCCACCATCATACTCAAACGCACCAATATCCCAATCGCCTACCGCAGGGCCTCTGGTAGCATCTATAATATCAACTGTAAATATTGCATCCGGAACTGTGCCGTCACCAGTGTTGTATAAAGGAGAATCAACATCCTGTACAGAAACATCTGGCGGGTCGGCTTCAGGTGCAGTAAAGCAGGTCGAATCCCACGTGGCGGATATATCAACACCGTTAGTTCCGCCACCGGCATGTTGGTCAGTGGCACAACAGTCTATCGTCCATGTATTGACAAAGTCATCTGCATTGTTAAATACTGCACAGTTAATGGCCTTATATGTTCCAGCACCTTGTTCGTTAAGACCGTCATAGTTATTAAAAATGGTACAGTTATAAAAATTTATGGCTGAACCTTTTACGGATGCACCTCGGAAACCAGTATCGTTTATATCAGCACCAGTTGACCTGAATCCGTAAATTATCGTATTATAAATATCAGCAACATTACTGGCATCCCATGTACAAAAACCTATAGCAGACCCCGACTCACTACAAACACCTTTGATAATGCAACTATTTATCGAAAGATATTGAGTTAATCCCGATGCCGTAGACCCTATACCATACCTGTCGCCCGAAGTGGTTGTAACCAAGACCTGTAAATTTTCTACATAAACATATTCTTCTACAACTTGAAGGGCGTATGATTGGTCATTGTTATTTTCAAGAACATATTTAGTATTATCATAAATACCATCGGCGGGAAAATCGTCAGCGATTATCTTAATATAATCAGTCGCACTCGTCGTCCAACCATTTAGTGCACATATTGTTTGGTCGACGCCACCGCCATTGGTACGGTTACAGTGAACGGTTGCAAACTCATTAGAACCTGTAGCCTCTGTAAGGTCTTTTTGTGTGGCCGCTTCCCACTGAGCCAAAGTCTGATATGCCTGATGCCCGTCGTTGGCAGTACCGGCAGTCGTACCATCTCCACCAGCAACCGCACCAGTATCAACATATCTTTTAAGTTCAGCCAGTGGCATTAGACATCAGTTCTCCAACTCTCCGGCCATACGTCACAATACTTCAGAAGTTCAAGAGCATATTTTGTGTATATGACTATCTCTTCGAAATTCTTACTAATATTTTTAATTTTTCGTTGAACGAATTTAGGTAAAATCTTGAAATCCTGTTGATAGTTATTTTTTTCTTGTCCCATTTTTCTCCTTTAAATAGTCAACTTATCAAGAACTTGAAAATTAGCACTTGTCACAACATTTACATCTTTGCCATCACCGGAAAGAATAGAATATCTACATCGTTTCAACATCGTTGTTTTAATCATTGCCTCCATTTTATCGTCGTATTGAATATTGCCGTCTTTGTCGAGGTCAAACTCAACCTTCTCAAGCGGAACGTGATATTGTAAAGCATCTTTAAGAGTCATTCCCATCACGCGAACCACTCTGAAAACATCCTTGCGTGGATACGGGCCGTCACCCCAGAAACCATCCTCGTGAATCCCCACAATATCGCCACGTTGGTAACGAGCGTTGTATTTCTCCATGAAGTTCGGATACTTCAAACAATACTCATCAAGTTGCTGCGGAGTCAAAGCATCCATCCAGTGGTCTTTGTTATAGATTAAGAACTCAGCCATTATCTCTTAATTCCTTAAATGAACCCCAATATGGTAATTCATATACCACATCTTTAGGTCTGCGACTCTTCGAGAAATTACTTGTATGCCGAATGTCCAGGTTTGGAATTACCGTTCTGAACGTATCCGCTTTCCAGACTCCAATCTCTTTTCCCAAATCCTTAAATTGACCTATCACCCCGCGATAAACTCCTCGTTCATCGCAGATACCAGGCTCTTGAGTAACTGCCTGTAACTGTGGCGGTTCGGTCTTAATGTCCTTTATATCGTGCGTCTTTAGCCAGTCTGCTTCGCAGTAAGCCGCTTCTACAAATGCTTCTTTGTCCGACAGGCAACCCGGCTCACAAGCTCCCGCAAAGCCTTTGCGTATCATATATCCATGTTTGAGAAGCCATACCTTATCTTGAATAGCTTTCAGACATATTTCACGGCTGCAAATCAACTGTGATAAAACCCTGCGTCTCTTATAGAAGTATTCTCCCGTACTCCATTTAACAAACCAGACATTAAGATTGTAATAGAACACATCATCCTGCGGTGGCTGCCAGTTAAAATGCTCCGGACTGTAAAGACAATCATGCTCGACAAGTGATATATACTTCGTCTCTGCTGCCTCTACTCCGGCAAGTATTTGACTATACATAGACAGGTGACTTCTACCTATTTCACCGACGCAAATATTCGTTCCGAGTTTTATCGGTTTGTGAGTTACGGAGATAATAGGCTTGCATCGGCTCGCCACAACAAGATGGTCGATACAGAGATTCATTATCTCTGGAGCAAGGGAATTATCTGTATAATAAATTATACTAATGTCACTCATACTTTTTTGAGCCAGCCACCCTTACTGATACAATATAGAAATTTATTATCGACAGGTTCTTTTTTGAATCCACGACTCAATTTTGTTTTGAAGAACCAGTCTATTGCTTCACCACCCATTTCTCTTTGCTGTACCAGTCCGCTCCTCTGGAATACATCCTCAACGACTATATATTGTCCCTTAGTTACCATTGGGGAATAATAGTAAAGTTCACGTTTAACCTGTGAACGATGATGATTGCCGTCCAACACGACCATAACTGTTTTGTCTTTTATGAGTTCTTTTACTTTTTCAAGAGTATCAACGGCAGTCATACGACCATTGATATAAGTTATTCTCGGATGTTCCGGCTGGCTTATGGCAGCCTTGTCAATGGTTATGACCTGACCCTTGCCTATTGTATTGAAACAGTCGGCGTAGAATAATGCCGAACCGCCGTGAGCAGTTCCACACTCAATTAGAATGTCAGGTTTGTTTTCCCATAGAATTTCAGAGTAAAGGATTAAATCTGTAGGTAGTTTTATGCAAGGAACTCCCCGCCATTTCGGAATGTTCTTTCCGTTTATAATATGACTGTAAAATATTTTATGTAAATCCATGATTTCCTCGGTTTTAATTTCCCATGTTGGAGGTTGAAATTTGTCTATCATCCAATGTAATTTCCGTGTTGCTTTCGGCCACTTATTGTTGAGCCAGATGTCCTGTGAGTATTTCCTTGCTTTCTCAACATCACGACCGGAAAGATGATAAGGAAATCCTATCCCACCAGTCCTGAACCAGTGGGCGAACCACGTCTTTTTATTGACCTTTAACGCACCGCCCGAAAGCCATGCCTTACAACTTACCTCTACAGACTGCGCTCCCCACGAACCATGTTCTTCATCGCATCCGCCCTGTTCAAAGAACCTGTCTCTGTGCATGAACCAGCACGGCCCCATACATGTCATCGTGTCGTCTATCAAACGGGGATTGTTATGTTGTCTGTGATATTCCCTGCCGGTGTAATACTGCGCCCTGAATGGTTGTGTTGAAGTCGGGCTTGAGATATACATATAATCAGTGAGCTTATGAGTCTTTGGTTTCCATAGGGCAATATCAAGATTATACATTCTCGGTACAACCGTCCATGATGGCTCGCAATCAGCGGCAAGTTTAACATCAAAACCCTTATCAAGAGCACAATGGGCGTCAAGTTTCATTATATATTCGCCCTTTGCCATCTTAGCCGCATGATTTATACATGCCCTCTGTCCGATACCTTCTTTGTTATAAACAAATTTTACCCTGTCATCGTTAATAACTATTTGGGGGTCAGGAATATAACCGTCAAGTTCGACTATAATCTCTATCTCGCCTTCGGCATTAGAAAGAACGTCTCTTATTGTCTTTTCGAGATATATTTCATTCTTTGCCGGTATCAGTACACTTATCATATAAAACTCTCAAATAAAATCATACCACGCAGATTAGCTACTACATCATCGGCAGCTACGTCCACCGAACCCTGTAACGCATACGTATTGGCCTGCACTCCCGGTGTGTGCACCGTCATGTGTTCCACTGGCAACGAGGCCCCTGCAGTAAGAGTGACTGCCGGTGCGGTGTATATTGCTGCGGCTCCGGTTGTATCGTAAATTCGCACTACCACAGACCGGCTGACTGCCGCCGTACTCACGAGGGTGCAGTACACCGTGATTTGAATTGCGTTACCCCGGCTGTTGACGGACACCGACTCCAGCTCCACCTCACTGCCAGCCACCGCAAAGTAGTCGCTATCCCCGTCCGTTGTAGATGATACAGAGTTATGTGTAGCCGGGTCCACTGTCAAGCCCACCGCATTAGCTCCTGGATAACCTCGGGGTCCCGGGGGTCCCGGGGGTCCCTGCGGTCCGTCCAGCCCCGCGAACTTGTACGTGATGTTGTCGGCAGGCCACAGGTCTTCCAGGCGACCGGCAGGATTAGGTTCAGTCGGCAGCCCATAGTCAATCCGTCTGGCAGTCTTGCCGGAGCCCCACGGCATTACGAGGCCAAATCCATCCAGGAAGTCAGGATTGTCAATGGCAGGTATATACACTCCCTGCAGCAGGGGTGCTGGTGTGCCTACTGTATTTAAGCTCCCGGATTGTGTGAAGACATCTGCCATTAACCACCAAAATGTCTGTTGTCAAAGTTGTCTCCCCGAACCTCAGAACATTCCTGCACGTTGCTATAGTATGCCTGTAACCGGACGTTCCGTATAGCTTCCTGGTACGCCGTCAGAATCGTACCGGCCCTCTTGCGGTTGCCTTCCATCGCTGCTATCGTGTAAGCCGCGTGGATGGCTACCACCAGGTCCAGCCCTTTATGAATTGCAGGGGCTATCTCGTAGTAGATGCTGCCGTCGTCGGTCGTGGGAACCGGGCTCAGTGCCGGGGCTACCGTTGCTATCCGCGTCACATTACTGTAGGCGGTAATCGGTCGCTCCTGCATATAGTTGCCGGTCACAGTAGTCCCTGTCGTATTCAGTATCCGCAGGTCACATCCCGTATACGCATTGTGGTGAGTATCGAGAGTCCCTATATTCGGAGTCGCACCCAGCGTCACTGCAGTTCCCGCCGTGTTGATGGTACAGGTTCCATGATGCAGTCTTGCTGTACCGCTCGGTACGTACTCCACCGTCAGCACTTCTCCTGTATTAAACAGGCCGCTGGCCTGCATTTTGATTACATTACCTTCAACCCACAGCTTCTGCCCGAAGGGGTTGTAGCGACTGCGGGAACTATAGAACAACTTTCCTCCACTTGACTCAGACTTGTAGATGGCCTCTATAGTTCCCACAGTATACGGTAGTATATACTCCGTAGTATTCGCCGCTATTGTGAGCGTAATCTTGGCCACCGCCGGAGTCTGAGCGTTCCTGTTCTTCTCCGCTATCACATGAATATATGAAAATTCCAACTGCTCTATTATGTTCGTGTCCGTATACTTGGCGTTGATGGCAGGCTCGTCAATCCAGAGCCGTGTCTTCGCTATCGCCCTCGTGAGGAAGCTGTCCGAGTAGCCGGTCGTCCCGCCCACCGCCACTGCTGTCCCTATATCCTTGGTAAACGCCACGGACCCTGCCGCCGGTGTCATCGTCGCATTCGCAAACGTATACCCCGCCAGATGGCAGTATATATTATAGGCCGCATAGCTGAGCTGGAATGTCACGAGCCCGGCATCGTTAGTGACTTTCACGCCAGCCACCGCGTCGGACCTATCGGAGGCCGTATTGAGCCATACGGATACACCCGGTATCGCAACACCCGCCGTAGTCCGTATCGTCAATGTCACTGCATAGTCACCGGGTCCCGCCAGATTCTCATTGGCAGCCTTAATCGTGAACGACAACACTTCTCCGCTTTTAGAACCCGTCCCGCTTACCGCGTAGGAGATATAGATATTATATGATTTCCCCACCTCGAATCCATTAGCTGTAGTACAGGCTATCGACTCGGCATAAAAGCCGGTAGTGTTATCCGTGTCCAGAGTAGCCATACTTCCGGTCAAAATAGCAGTAGCAGTCTCCGCCTCGTATACCCTGTATGCAGGCACAGCATCCGCATCGGCAAGCTCCCCCGTTGCGTTCTTGGTCAGCACTGTGAATGTAAGAGTATCAGCTAATGTAACATCCGATTGGCAACCCATTATTTTTCTACCCTGAGTCCTTCCTTTATTTCGTCAATACCCTGTACAATATACTTGATGTCCGTCTTTAGTTCCCGCATCTCAAGCCCCTGCTCCGCAGCTGTTATCTCAATCTTTTCCATCCGTACATCGTGGGCGTCGAGCCGCTGCACCGAATATTTAACGGTGGCACAAAAAGCCCCCACTGTTATCAGAGCCCCGGCAAATCCAATCAGTATCTTCCACAGGTTACTATTCTTGTCTGGCATTGCTCTCTCCCCCGGTTAGCCCCTGCAGAAGGGTTTTGTGGCCTTCTATCACATCAAGGGCATTATTCACTGCGTACAGGACATCCTGCATAAGAACCTCTTCGGTGAACGTCGTCGCTCTTCGTGCCTGCTCTTCCAGGTCCAGCTTTATTTTCTGTAGTTCCTGCAGTAGCGTTCTCATATTTTCCAGAACTCCCGCCTCTTTTTAAAGGATGGTGGGAGCCACGAATGACCCCCACCCCCAATAACTGTCTACTCAACTTTAGCCTGCCTAATGCCCTCATCCGGGGGGCTTTGGTCAATCATCGCATCTGCTGCTGCACCTGTAGCCGTATCTGCCAGGACTTTTATATTGTCCCAGTGGTCAAGCGACCGCTTGGCTGCAAGGTCCAGAGTCTCTACACTCTTCATCATCATCAGGTTAAGAGCCGCAACTCCACCCTGTAGAAGCTGGGCAACAATGGCATCTATTGCCTGTTTGTTGGAAGCTGTCTGAGCCGCTTGTGCAGCATTAGCCGTTTTGATTACCTCATCCGACATTACTTCAAATGAGCCTTCTGGTTGTACTGTTGGGTCTGCCATAATACTTCTCCTTAAAATAATTTACTTATTCCAAAACCTTCGCCTCTTTTCATTGGCTTCTTTAATTTGCCCTTGCTTGTCCTGCTGTATACTTTCGTAGTCTCTGCTTGACTGGTCTATCCGCCGTGCCATCGTCTCCGGTGACATAGGGGCCCACATCCGCCTCATCAGCTCGTCGGCCATCGCCTTGTTGAATCCGCCCCACCCATACCCGAGGTTCACTACATCGGACATGAGGCCGTACTTGTCGCGTGCCCAGACTGCAACCACGAATGTTCCGTGGCGTTTATGCCGGTATGTAAACAGCCGGTCCCGCCAATCTACAGGGGCATTTCTGACACACCAACGACCGACCTCGGATTCCAATATCTGGTGCTGTTCCTCGTCATACATGACCGGAAACATACTGGTCTCCTTTCAACTATCGTGTTCGCCCAAATAACATCAGGCTGGTTGTACCATCGGTTTCGAGGATTCGGACAGGATTTCCTCGGCCTATCTTGATGGCCTCTGGGAACGTAATTGAAACCGGGGCCACTACCCCCGACGTTGTTAGCACTCCGCATACAAACGGTCCAAGAGTTCCAAGTGGCTCATCAGCATCCTTCTCTCCCTTTTTCTCAAACGGGGGGCCACACCTGTTTTGTGCGGCTGTTGAGGCTGATTGCTTGGCCGGGGACCACGTTGCACCACTGATTGTAGATTTGTAGCCATCATCGTTTGTAATAGAGTAGCAGACAGTCCCGGTGCCCTCATCGTTATTCCATGCGAGGACAAGTCCTGTCTCACCACCGTGGTATTTGCGGCCAAATCCATTGTTGTAGTTCTTCAGTACGGTTGCTGCTGATAATGCTCCGCTGGCTCCGCTGTAGAATCCGACGGGGCCGAGCCAGAAATCCTTATTGGAAACACCAGTGCTAACCAGTGTCCCGGCTGCGTCGATGGCATCGTTTAATCCGGTTGTATCAGCCGACCCTGCTGATAGAGTTTCCTCTACTCCATCTATATAAATCTTCAGGCCGGTTGCAGAGTTTCTGGTGCAGGTTACTACTACAAATGCCCACCTGTCAAATATACTGTTAGTGGCTGTGGCTGTAATAGCAGCTGTCCCATCATGGGCGGTAAACTTTGGAATACCTGCCGAAGTAACTGACAGCGTGTAACCCTCAGTGGCTCCGCCACCCGCTCGAACCAGCACAGTGGCCTGGGCCCCGGTAGCTGATGGAACATACATCCAAACCTCAAATGAGAAGTGCCCGGTCGTTGAAGCCTCATTAGCAATATCCAGTAAAGCCCCACCGTCTGCGGCTGTCCATGTGTCCGTAGTGTTGAAGTACAAACAGCTGCGTCTCAGCAGGTGGAATCCATCCGCTGTAGCGAGTGCCCCATCGAGATGGTAGCCTGTAATCCAGTGGCTGGCCTCTCCTTCGGTGCCGTTCAAAAGCGTCGTGGACTTGGCTGTGTTCCCATTTATATGCATGATGGGCCAGTTCTTATCACACCCAGTAGACATTGTTTCTACTTGTGACATAGTAATCTCCTAAAGAAAGGGGGGTGGCCCGAAGACCACCTCCCCATCCAAGATTCTTTATACTGAAGGCGTTGCAGCAAGTATACCGGCTTCACCTACATTGTTGGTACCATAGCATTCAAAGATTGCCGTGTTACCGGGAGTCTCAAACCATGTGGTCTCCGTATCTGACCCCACACAAGCAAAGTAACTGTTGCATACCCATCCAGTCAGGGCTGCAATACCCTGGATGCAGCTGTCAATGGCTGCATTTGCATTCTCCATCCGGCAGTTGTCAATCAGAATATCTGTTGAAGCCGCTGTTATGAATGTAAGGCATCCATCGGAGAAGTCTCCATGAATTACGGTGTTCTTAACTGTTGGCCTGACGCATGTATCAAACGAGATAAATGAGGTGTTACCTGCCGTGTCCGTGCAGTCGGCCCTGCAGCCGTCCATTGTAAAGTCGGTCGCAGCCGCCACCACTGTAATCCAGTCAATCGTATTATCGGTGGTAAGGTCTCTGAAGATACAGTTTCTGAAGGTACAGTAAGGTCCTGTAACAGGGAACGCCACAACCAGAGCATCCTGCGTGTTATCAAACAAACAGTTTTCTATTGTGACATTAGCTGCCGATATAACAAAGGTGCTGTCCGTGCCTGTATCAAAGTGGAACGTCGGCATATTGGAGCCGTTTCCGTATCCCTTGATTGTGATACCGATAATATCAGCTGTAACTCCACCTGGTGTCGCAATAGTCTCTGCGTGTCCGGGGGCGACATGAATAATGTCACCATTGTTATCGGCACACAGCCCTATAGCATAATCCAGAGTAGCTACCGGCTCTTCCCAGGTAGACCCATGAGCCGTGTCATCCACACCCAACGCACTGTCCACATAAATCTGGTTGCCCGGCAGAACTCCTTCACCTTCAATACGTACAGGCTTCAGGTTGCCACCCAGCGGAATCCAGATGTTACCGGAGCAGCTGAGGATGTTCCCCTGCAGAGCTGCCGACCGTACATCACAGACAAGCGTGTTATCGCTGCAAACACCAGTCACCGTCAAGGCAGCTACATCCACTTCGATACAATGGATGCTTGCCTGCTCGTTGATAATCACGTTGTTCTTGATTACCAAGTCCTGGCTTGCATTACCGGCTGCAGGAATCTCAAGAGCCGCATTGTCAAAGTTACCCATAATGTAGTTGTTGGTAATCTTGATACCTGCCTGGTCCTTGGCAATGATGATGGCCGAAGTCTGGGGCCCGGCTGTCGGCAGGTAGAACTTACAGTTGTCTACCACACAGTAATCCGAATCCCCATCGGCGGCACCAAACGTGATAGCCGTCAGAGGCTGCTGGCCACCCTCGCGGAATTCGCAGTTCCGAATAACCGTATCGTCAGCCGACGTATGAGTGTAAATCATATACGCCTGGCTTGCCATATTGCAGGAGAATATAATATTCTCAATCAGGGTATCGGCTGCGGTAATATCGACATTAGCATTGGCAGCATCCGTTGTAAAGGTAAGAGTAGGTCTTGAATCTCCCGAGCCCTCACCGATAATGGATAGTCCAATAACGTCAATGTCGAGGATGTAAACCGTAGCCCCCGTGATGCTCTCGGCATGACCGGCTGCAACGTGGATAACATCTCCATTACTGGCCGTGCACTTTGCGATGGCACTGTCAATAGTGGCAAGAGGGTCATCCCACGAGAGGCCACTGGCAGTAGATACACCTGTTCCACTGTCTACGTAGAAGTGGTTTCCACCGGCGGCAGCCGAGCTGTACCCGGGCTGAACCGCATCTGCGGCAGGCAGGCTCGTGACCTTGTTGTTAGCCCTCAAGCAACCGAGAGCCGTCAGTGCATTCACAGCAGCATTAGTTGTATAACAGATGTTGTTGGTAACAGCACCTGTCGTGCTGGCGTGTAGATTGATAGCCGAGCCATAAGTCGGGTCCATATTGTTGATGATATTACCATCAATCAGGATGTCGAACCCGGCGGCAGTAGCACCATCGATGACACCATCGGAAGTACCACCACCCCAGTCGCCTCTGAAGTAACAATCCTGAACGATACACCTGTACGAAGCCCCTGCAAACCACACGGCAGAGTTAGTACCGGAGGCAGTATCGGTCGAAAGGAACCGGCAGCCGCGAATAGCCACATCGTTGCAGGCCGCAGTGACATGAACACCCATCACATATTCGGTAATGGCGGAGCTGTCTCGGAACTCGCAGGCTTCAATCACGGCACCATCGGCACCCGCACCCAAAGTAATCAAGGCAGCTACATCCACATAGTTGCTGACAAGCAGCAGGTTATATAACGTGCATTCTGTTGCTGTGACGTTGAGGGAACCTGCGGCGGCAGTCATTGTAAAGGTCGGACGCCTGTCCGAGGTCCCAAGTCCTATGATTGTTACACCGGACTTGTCCACACACGCCCCGGTCGTAGTCGCACCGGATGCTGTTTCGAGGGTTGAGAAGCTCTCAGCGTGCCCGGCTGCCACAAATATGACATCCCCGGCATCGTTGGAGCAGCGGCTGATGGCGTAGTTAAGTGTCAGGAAGGGAGCCGCCCAGCTCGCCCCGTTCCCCGTATTTGAATTGTTGGCACCACCACCATTGGAGTCCACGAACCAGGTGTGCCCGTAATCAGCCCGGTCGGACCCCTCAAGCAGTGAATACCACCCAAATTTTCCAACTTTATCATAGACGTTCATTTACTTATCTCCTATACTAAACTAAACTATTGTTTGATTACGCAGCCCAATCACCGGCAGCCGGGCAGAGGTTTCCACTCTCAGCCTCAACGGTTGTGGCGTAGTTTTCACATGCCATGCACGCAGCAGCAGCTATTGGAGCCGTCGCATTTAGTCCACCATGTACCAGGTTCCGCACCACCGCACCCGTTGTATCTGACTTCAGGTTGATAGCAAGGCCAGCCGTAGCGTCGATGTTGTTAATGTAGTTGTTGGCAATCAGAACATCGGTATATTTCCCCACTGAAGCCTCAATCGCAGCCGTGTTGAAATCACCCCGCATGTAGCAGTTCTTGATGGTCGCCCTCTTACCGGTTCCTGCAAAGTTAATGGCAGTAAGACCGGCATCGTTGGTGTCCGTACTGAAGAACCTGCATCCGTCGATTGTCAGGTCATCCACCGTAGTCGCCACATCAATCATGTTCACACATTCGAGAATGTTCGTGCCACCATCGCGGAACTCACAGTTCTTGATAGTGCAGCCGTCGGAAGCGGCATCCAGGGTAATCATATCCGTCAGGTCGGCTATGCCGCCGACGCACAGGATATTCTCGATAGTGACGTTTGCAGCCAGCACCGCAATCTGACCGGCTGTTGCAGAGAAAGTAAAGGTAGGTCTCAACGCAGCCGTTCCCAAACCCACAATGGTAATCCCGGCTTTATCCACACCCACTGCGGTTGTAGTCGTTCCTGACGCAGCAGCGGTTGTCGAGATTGTCTCAGCGTGTCCCGGAGCCAGCACTATAATGTCACCCTGGCTTGCAGTGCACCTGCTGATGGCATAGTTCAGGGTGGCGAAGGGTGTCTCCCAGCTCGACCCATGAATAATCTCGTCGGCAGTATTAGCGGCATTTGTCGCCCCACTATCGACCAGAAAGATGTTTCCTTCCGGCCTGACTCCTGGAAGACTCTGTACCATTGCAAGAGCCTCCCATCCATATTTTCTTATGTAGTCTAATAGCTTCAATTCAATTCTCCTTTCAATATATACTTTCTAAGCTAAACTAACCCGCAGAATACTTCCGCAGGACATGAAAGTTAGATTTCAACTTCACGTTGTTTGCTATTTTATGGACTCTGGCTAAAAATACGTTAATACTCAAGTCCATCTTCATCATATTACACTCGGGGCAGCAAGGGACTACATTATCTAAAGTATACCCTTTGTCACTATCTACCCGGTCAACTCCGTTTGCCACAAAACTTCCTCTACAACCCTTGTGTGTGAGAACTCTCATGGGGAACTCCCCACAGTAATAACAGGGCTCCAAAACTATTTTTCTAAACTCTTCTTTAGTTAGATTAAATATTCTTCGTTTGATTTTGGCACTCTTAATATATGCTCCATAATGAGCATTAAATACTGATTCCCCATTACCTAAACTTCTACCATAACAACCACAACTTTTCTTGTGTCCTGACCTCAAATCACTGGCATTAGAGGAAACAAGATTCCCACAATCACAACGACATTTCCACCAGTAGCCATGTTTATTATCCCGTTTACCTACACCACGGATAGCTACTAAGTGTCCGAATCTTTGATTAGTTATGTCTATTCTATTACTCATACTACTCTTAAGTTATAGCAGGGGAGACCCCCTTGGGTCTCCCCCACTATTCATCTATTTTAGGTACGAGCCACCTCGGTTATATTATAGAGCTTAATCCCGCGCGGGTCTATTGGGGCAATCATATTATATTGGTGGAACGGTGCCTCAAGCACGTCCATCACAGCACCACCTGTAGTCCGACCGAGCATAAACACGCCCGTATGACCGCCCAGCGGTGCAAGGAACTGTACCTCACCGTCAGTGCCAGCTCCGCCACTAAGCGGACCGCTCTTGCTGATTGACGGAGGCTGATACCGTTTAATGTTGCCGCCCTGCAGCTTCATGCAGTACAACCGCCCAGCCGCACACATCGGGTCGACAATCCACCTCAGCAGTCTGCCGTTGAACTCGTAGGCTACCTCGGACCATCCGCCCTTGGCATTCAAAGACTTGCCCTGGCTGTCATAGAACTTCCGGTTGTTCAGAAGCCCGAACTGCTTCAGGTAGTTCTGAGTCACTCCATTAGTCGTGATAATCGTATCCACCGTAAGGCCGGGGTACGAATCCAGGTAGTTCCCGACATACTTGTTGAGAACATCGTCCGTGATGGGGCCGTTAATGGCCACTACCAGGGACTGGAACTGGCTGTAAACACCGACATCGAGAGCTTCGCTGCCGGAGCTGCCACCCAGGATATACCCGGTCTGCTTCGTCCAGTCTTCGACGCCCCATGTGGGCATCGGCCTGCCTGTGATATTCTGGCTACATCCCTTGTATACGATGTAGTCATATTTGTTCACTTCGTTGTTGTTGGTGGTAAGACCCCAGCTGCCGAGGCATGTCCCGCTTACATCATCTGTCCAGACGGTCAAAGCCCCTGTATCCTGGCTTACACCGACGCAATCGAAGGTACGGCTCAGGTAGTTCACGTTTGTGATAAACACATTCACATAGTACGCGGCACCCGACGTATGGTAATTACGAACATCCGAACCATCGGTTGCAGTACCGTCCTGCAGGACACCTCCATCTGTCCTGTCACCAGCCACGATGTCGATTGCCATACCGACCCTGAAGTTATGAATCGTTCCATACTTCTCATCAATGGTAACGCGGACAATATCCGTGCCGGTCTCAGCCGCAGCCGTAATAGCTCCGAGCACCTTCACATCGTAACCGCTTGCAGCAGTTACCGGGATGCTATGGAACCCGGTGGCCTCAACCATAGCCTTCAGGTCTCCGATTGCCTTGATGTCCTGCGAAATCTGCTTGATTTGGCTGGTACTCAGAGCATCCGCCTGCATCCATGTAACCGGAACACTGAAGTTTCCGGTCGTCATGTGCAGGTAGAGAGTCCGTTTCAGGCTACCGGCGTGGGGTGCTTCACGGGCTGTCGGGTAATTTGACGTATCAACCGTGAAATTCAGCAGCTTGACCTGCGTGCCGATTCCGCCTGTATTGGAGATGGTAGTCGGACCGTTGGGGTCGGCATACTTGATTAACCCGGCAATACCCGCCGAATAGAGGTGGTTTACTTTCCAAAGTTGCCCGATATTAGAGGTGTCGGACGACACACCGACGGACGTTGAAACAATGTCCTTGAAGAACGGAGCTACCTGCGGTAATGATTCGTGTATCACTCGCGGTATCTCGTCTATGATATAGTTGCTGAGTTCAGCAATAGCTGTTGAAGCCATACTTATCTCCTCGGCCCTGTGGCCTTCCTGATTAACTTATCTTCATGGCCCCTGCAGAAGAACGGCTGTGCTAACTACTTCTCTTTAACCTGGGTACTTTTCCTGAACATCTGCCCAAGCCTGATAACAGCGTTGTCATGGTAGTTCGGGTCATTCGAGTCAACTCGCTTGGTTGGCTCGTCAGAATAGACTTCAGCCGGGAGGTCTCCTATCTGCCCAAGACCGGCGAGTAAACTTACCCTGTCGGCTTTCTTGGACGACTTCGATGGGATACCGAGCTTCTTAATTTCGGCTCTAACCATCTGGATAGAGTTCCGAATCATCTCGGTCCCAAATTTCTCCTTTGTATAAGGCGAAGCCAAAATCTTAGTCCGAACATCACGCTGCACCATCGCAGTAACCGCTGCCTTAATATCAGGCTGCTGTTCCTCGGGAGCATCTATCACTATTCTACCAAGTAATTCGTCTTTGTCAACCTCAGCAGCCACCATATTCTGGATTTTCTTTTCAGCATCCTCAATCTGGCTGTCTTTGGCTGTACGTATAATCTCCTGCATCTCGTCTGACAGGTCTGCCAACGCTACTTTTTTGGAGGCCCCTGCAGGTGGGGTTGTTTTCTTGTCGTCTGCGTCCCCGGCTTTCTTCGATTCGGCGGTGTAGGCGGCTACTGCTTCATCCGGGTCCTGCCCCGTCAACTCTGCCAAATGTCGCACATCTGCTGCCGTGAAGTCGCCGGAGTTCACTTTCTCGAAGGCTTTAGCCAGCTCTATGCCTTTAACCCCCTCCTCCCGTAGCCTGGCTGCTTCGCGGAACTTCTCGTCCGCTCCCGCCGCTTTGCTGGCGTGCTCTTTTAGCTCGTCGAGAGTGAGGTCGCGAAGCTCACCGTTTATCTTGACCTGATACGTTTCGGGTTTGGGGGGTTCCGGCACTACTGGTGTAGCTGGTATTACGGGTGCCACTGGTGTTACTGGTTCTACTGTTACATCTGCCATACTGTTTCCTTTCGGCCTGTGAAGGCTTGGAATTTAGAAAAGTTAAATATTTACCCCTTCTGCAGGGGCTTAAAATTGCTGTTGTTGACCTCCACCTCCCTGTTGCTGCATCAGCATCTGCTGCTCCATCTCAATCTGGCCCACGGCCCCCTCAGCTGCCTCCTCCGCGTATGGCATACCCTCCGGAACCTGGCCCATCCCGGCTAAATGCTCCTGACGGTGAGCCACGAATCTCTCGCGGACCTCCGGGGATGCAAGGAAGAACTCCGGTCTTGCAATGAACTCGTCTATCTTCATTAAGTGTATCGGGTGCATGTCGTTGTCGGAGTAGATAATCTGGCCGGGTTTCTGACCATCTCCGAACAGCACTATATTCTCCAGGACCGCCCTTCTGTAGTTCTGCCACTCAACCTCACCCCCCACCGGCAGGTCGAGTCCCTCCTTCCTGGCTATAATTCTATATTCTGTAGGCGTTATGATACCATTCAGCAGGCTGTCCTTCAGCTCCAGCTTCCGCTGCTCTTTGGAGCGGGGTATCGCCGAGGCCACGTTGACTATAACTTCGTCGGGGTGTGGGATGGCATTATCCGTGAGCTTCAGCTGGCCGCTCTTCGGGTCAATCAGGATTCCGGCTACCGCGTCGTCAAGGTGTGTGATGTCGAGGACCTTCTCCTGGCCCCACATCCGCCTTGTTATGTCAAGTGTCACCCTATAGCAGGCACTGAAAGCCTGGGCTATAGCCTTAGCCGTCGGAGTCAGCGGCACATTTGAAGTCTCGAACAGGAAGCCGAGACCGGCTGCCGAGTCCACACGGCCCGGTGCCCCTCCACCCATCAGCTCATTCGGCTGGTTCGCGATGCTCCGCTGAATATCGCCACCCAGCTCCACGATACGGGCTGGCAGCAGGCCGGTGCTGTTGGTTCGTAAGTTGTATGGCTTGTGCTCAGGGGAGATGGGGTCCGGCTCATACTTGATAACCTTCATGCCGTCTTTACCGCGAACCGCACGGGTCGTGATACCGGCTGTGGTCGGCTCGTATGTGACACCGAACAGGTCCCAATCCTTCACATTCTGGAATTGCCGGGCCAATGCTCCTTCTATCTCACAGTTCAATGGTATCAGAAGGTCACAATAACTGCGGCCCCAGAAGTTACCAATGTCAATGTCTGTTATGATTTGGGGTGGAAACTGCCGTTTCTCTCCCGCGTAGCTGACGCGGTACAGCAGCTTGCCACCTACACACAGGATATACTCGTCCCAGTAGTTATCTTCTGTCAGGGTCCAGATTTCAGCAGCCTCAGCCACCTTTACCTTAGTCTTGTCTTCTTTGTCGCTGGTAGCCCTGCGGCTTCCGCCTGCGAGGGACTCCATTTTGGTAGCTGCCGTGAGGTTAGAGACTCCAATCATAACGGAGCCCTGGAACCTGTCGTGGGACTCGACCGGGATAAACCCAGCCGGTACATCCGTAGTTTTCATCTGCTTGTAGACTTCGGCATCTCCGCGTGGAGTCGTGGCCAGCTCTTTGGCCCAGTCCACCGGGATTATCTTACGCCGCAGCAGGCCCCTTATCCGCTGATTGTTCTCCACCTCAATAGGTATCGGAAGGATTTCCCAGGGAGGAGCCACTTCGATACCGATTGAATCTTCGTCGATAACCCACGGGATTAGAGCGAGAGTCCCATACAGCAGAAGCGTGCTGCTGGTTTCAGCTTGTATCTTGTCTACTTTGGGTTTGGGAAATACGGAGTCGAGAACTACCTGCCCGATGCTTGCCTTCCGCATCCCGTCGAGGCTGATACCTTCCTTGGTGACTACAGGACATAAGTTGAGCTGCATGAGACGGCCAAGCTGAGCCTGGTACTTGCTGACAATATCTTCGTAGCGGAAGTTCAGCACACCCTTCTCGTTCATATATGAGACCTGGAGAGTGCCGTCGGAGTAGTTGATGTTGTCGAATGACCTGACCCCTCGCATGTACCATCGGGCGGTCCACCAGTTGATGGCCTGGGGATTTCTCTTCACCTTGCCTTCAGATAATATGTACTCAATGACCTTCTCGGCCTGGTCCTTGTCTTTTGGAATCGGTATCGTATATGCCACTTATTTATCCTCTCTGGGTTATTGTCACACCACTCATTTGTGGTTCCGGCTCGGTTAGGGCCCCTGCAGGTGAAGGGGATTTGATGTCACGGCCCTCACGAATAGCGGCCACTAAACGGGCGGTCCCGAAATCCCCGCTCTTGGCTGCCGAGTAGATGGTCAGCGTATGGATGGCGGTTGACAGCTCTCTCCTCAGCTTCCGGTTCTCGGTGTATAATACCAGCACGGTGAACACCAGAGGGAGAACCATTACTGACACTACAGCAATCGTAATATCCATAGTCGTGCTCCTAAGCTATTATGCGTGGTTGTTTTCTACTTTCGTAATTACTCTTATTATAATCTATGTTTGCAGATTTAACAAGTAGGCAATGAATCTCTTCGGCACTTAAATCGTTGACGTTGATGCCGGACAGCAGGGGTATACCGGCGATGACCGGCTCATCGGAACGGATGCGGTCCAGCAGCGTCTTCTGGATGGGGGCCTGGGCACCGAACTTCCCCTTCGTATGGATGAGGTAGTTACTGAGCCCCACGATGTCGATGGCATCATCGAAGCGGAGTAACGCGAGGTCTTTCGTGAAGTTCTCGGTTTGCTCGTAGAGAGCGGAGATGGGCCATTCGGATGAGCGGTGTGAGGGATACTTGATTTTGCCGGACTGGAATCTCCACTCCAGCTCTGCAATCCGGGAACCCTTATCCAAACGCTGCGGGGGCCGTATTGGGACCACCCGTGGAACCCATGTAGACAGGCTGCTGTCAACTGACTCTTTTAGTTTGCTGACAAAATTATCGACGTACTCCCCGAATGAATCCACGAGGCTGCTGCCGGTGCCGAAGAACTCGATACCGATGACGCGGACCTGCCAGGCCCTTGCCATATTATACAGAATTGGGTAGAACTGGGAGTCCTTCACGCGGCCCAGCCACATATCCATAATCCAGAGGCAGTTGTTGTGGTCATAACCGAGGATTCCGACTCCTCTGTAATCATGCTGTCCGGACAGCCCGGAGGCGGGGTCCACTATAGCCACCCGGTACATAGGGCCAAAGACTTCGGAGACCGGCTCCGACTTGCTAAGGGTCTCGAAGTTCAAAGAGCTGTCGAGAGACCGGACCTTTACCCGCTCTTTCCAGTTTACGATACGCTTTGAGTGCAGCAGCAGGCTAATTTCTTCGGGGGGCATTTCCGAGTAGTCGGGGATATGGTATTCGTTGAATTCGGGGTCGATGGTAAACAGCTTGGTCTCATCTGTTAGCGGTTTGTTGAGATATTCTGTGCTGTAGGCTGAAGTTCCGATTTCAGCTTCACGGGCCTTGAGGAACTCCTTTGGCCACAATCCTTCCCATAAGGATTTGGTCCTTGCACTGTTCTCGGCGGCATAGACCCGGCGGTTCCAGTTCCTGAAGCGGCTGTCGTCTTCTTCACAGGCCCTATACAGAAGGCACCGGCGGTTAATCATAGTACCTACCCAGAATAACCCGCAGCCTTTTACAAGCATAGGGATAATCTGGCGGAAGAGAATTTGCTCATACTTCTCGGTGATGATGTACTGGGAACCGGCGGAGCCTCCCGTGAGGTCTGAGTCAAATTCGGGGTCGTCCATGATAAAGAGACGGGGCCTCGCACCACGCTTTCGGCCCATTATGCTGAAGCCCTCAATTACCGAGCCGTTCATCAGATGCATGTGGTGTTTGTTCCAGATAGCTCCCCCCCGCTTCGGCCTCAGCACTCCGAAGTCCTCTTGAATCCAGGGGTTCTCGGTTAGCTCAAGGCTGAGGCGGTCGAATCGCCCTTCAATCAGTTTATCCGTAGACATGGCGATAGCAATGCTAAAGTAGGGTCTGCCGATGGTTAGCAGTAACGGTATCTCGATGCCCATAACGACCGACTTGCCGAAGCCACGGGGGGCTGCCTGGGCATTACGGGCGTATTGGCCGAGGTCATGGACCATCTGGTAGTGGAACTGGGGGCTGGGCTTGAATCCGCCGGAGTAGAAAGCATCTCCGCGAGGCCGCAGGTAGAGAGTACGGAACAGAGCCCAAGCATTCACGAGTTTGTCCGGCGTGGATTGGTCTCTGATGGTAGCGAGCCTGGCCTCCCTCTGGCCGTCCTTTGTTAAGGTCGGGTAGTCCGGCGGCAGGGGGAAGTAGTTGTTTATTTCACTCAGTTGGCTTATCCATTCTAAACTCTTCGAGAGCTTTATCTATTGCAGGCCCCAGCTTGGTGAGAACTTGTGTAGCTATAGAATTAGCAATATTACGATAAATCTGGGTATAAAAATCGTGCTTATTCAGAGCAAGTAGAAGCTCCATCTGGCTGATTTTAGCAGAGCATGTATACTCCTGTTGTGCTTCATTTATGAATGTTTTCAGTTCCATTACTGGTCTCCAATAATAGGCAGTATCCGGATTACATTAAATAAAGCGAGGACAGTTAGGGCCTGGGCTGCCCACGCGGTGTTACATACGTCAACGCCCAGTAACATGCGGATTGAGGGCCATGTGTCTTCCAGGAACTTCTCGGACTGGACCTGCTGCCATATCAGCTCCGGGATATTAACGTACCTGCCGATGACCCATCGCTGGGGCGGGGGTATCGGGGGCATACCCCCCATAAACATCACACGCAACTGGTTCTCGACGGCGGGTAGACCCCACTCCGTATCGAGAAACTCCTTCAGGCGTTCCAGCTGTGCATCAACCGGCACTATCGGCTCCGGCAGGATGTCTTCGAGGTTCCGACCGAACTCAGAAAAGGTCGATGGAGTCTGGGGGAGTAGTTCTGACGGAAATTCCTCCGAACTGTCCGGTTGCATCGTGTACTCCTTCGGGGGGCTTGCAGACACAGGTATCGAGGGTATCGTCGTCAGTAATTGTTTCTTCTTCATCTGTTGTGGTTTCTTTATCGGCTTCATGTTGTTTCCTTACAGCTAAACGGGGGTCTATCTCTACAAGCTGAGTGTCTGTAGAGGGGCATTCTTTCTGGTTACGGAGGGAATCCGAGAGGATGCGGCCCGTAAACCGCACCATCTCACCGTCGGCATCGCGGTTCCGTATAGTAGCTACAATCATCAGGCCGGAGCGTTCCATTGAGTCTACTACCATCTGGTTAAGGTACTTGATGGCCCCGAGCCTCACTGACTCCTTACCGGCATTCTTGGCTATGTCAACGAGGTACTTCAGGGACTTGTTTATGGACCACCCGAGATTATCCAAGGTCGCGAGGATAGTGCCGGGGTCCGTGAAGCTGGAAAGCTCCGAGACCTGCTTGGGGGTCAGCTTCCTGGTAGTAGTGGCAAGGTCGTTAGCCATACAATTCCCCAATAATATGCAGGGTAAAAAACAGCCACCCGACCAAGCCCCAATACAGCATAAACAAGTTATTTCGTCGGGTCCTGCGGTCCTGCACATCCACAGCTTTGGTTGTCTTCCAGATTAAATGTCCTTTATCTCGTCGTATTCTAACGGAATCACCGTCATCTAAATGTATGTTTGCTGGGGTCATTGTGTGTACCTTTCTCTCATCTTTGCACGGGTGTCGGCTATCGAAGCGGACTGCTCGCGGGTCGGGCGACCGGGCTTGGGGGCATCCGGACCGTACGGTATAGGAGACATACCAGCCAGAAGCCGGATTCGCTGGATTTCAGCCAAGTCTTCCGGCGAGAACTTCTTGCCGAACCGGACTCTCCGACGGTAGGAGTTCTTGATGAGCCTGCGGCAGGCTTTGCAGGAGTAAGAGTGCCCTGTGGTATTACTATCACATAAGTCAAATTCAGTCAAGAGCAGCTTGATTTCCTGGCAATCCCTGCACCTTTGGTATCTGAGGCAGGAGCCGGTTCTTAGGTAGTCTATAAGGTCCACGATAGGGTCTTCCCAAGTCGTTATACCTTCAGGTCTTGGGATGGCCTCTATCATATTCGCCAAGTCGTGTGATGTTATTATGTCATGCTGCATTTCGTTATCCTTTCCGGAGGCCCCTGCAGAAGGGGTAAAATTAGAATTCTGCTACAACTTTCTTATTATACGCACGCCGCCGCAGTTTTGTTCGGTTGAAAATAAAAAAATTTTGGGCTTAATTTTTATAGAAAAACCGCGTTTTTAGGTATTGCAGATAGGGTCCATTATATATACTACCCTCTACGCCGCCCAAAAAACGCCACTTTTTTTCTGGAGCCCTTATTTTCAGCTCAAAAACGCCACTTTAAAAAATAGAGAGAGAGTTGTAAAGCACCTACAATCCGATAGGGATTTAGGGGATTCGTTAGAAGTAAACGATGAAGGTAGGTTTCTTGGCTTTTTTGGCAAGGCTGATTGTGTGTTCAGTGCCTTTAGATTTGCCGTCCCAGAAAGCGAGAACAATATCGCAGGCATCGACTATCTGTTGGTTACGGATGAACCCGGCTGCTTTGCCGTGGGTATTCCATAGAGCCGGGAAGACTACACACTCTATGTGCCGCTCGTCGGAAAACTTCGCCCCCAGAGAGTCAGCCCCAGCAGCCCCACCTGAGATTATACAGTCTAATTCTGCATCAAACCACCTCAGGGTGTCATGGAGGAGGTTGTAATCATTGAAATCTCTTGAGCCTACTATTGCGAGTTTCATGGTTTGGTCCCCAATAAAGCCCCTGCAGAAGAGGGGGGTAGGTTTTAAGCCAGGTTTTTCACTGGCTCCAACACTTCCTGCCACTTGTACCTACCGAGTGGGGGTATCTGTATAGGCAAAGGTGTATCTTTGTTGGTCCTATACTGGCAGAACTTCTCACCATACACGGCCACCCATCTGCAGGGGCAAAGGTGGGGGAAGGAATCGAACCTACCAATCATTATCCGCTGCTTGGAGGCACTGGCCCCTCAGACAGTTTCCTGGCTCTTCAGGCAGTGGTCCATTGCGGAGTGCTTTAGCCACTAAGCTACCCACCGGCATTTTCAGGTTCTATACAGCATACGATAGTCTCTTAGGGGGACCTACGTGTTTCTACTAACTGTAGTTTATACTCCACACGGAAAAAGTGGCCGTTTTGGGGGTAATCACCACACCATGCATTGAATACTTCGTAGCCTATTTCCGGGTTTCCATCAATGGCAACGTCGTCTATAGTAATGTCAGTCGAGCCACACTCGGGGCATATAAGTTTAGGTTTCATATTAAAACATACGAACCAGGCCGGATTTTGTTCGGCACTTTATTGGGTTTTTTGCAGAAAATTTTGTAAATTTTTGGTGGAGAGGGAAGCCTAATGCCGGAATTTCCTCTGGCGGCTCAAAACGAGTGAGGTGTTCGCCACACTTTTCGCTCCCATGCGACGGGGGCCGGAGGGGGGGCGGCGGTCGGAGTCGGGTCGGCTTGACATGGCGTGAAGTGTGGGCTTTGAATTGATTTGATTTGGGCAAGTATATCATAAGAGCATACATAACCGGCAGAGATGCTGGTCGCGAACATCAAATCCGTTCAAATGACTACAGTTGTAGTCATGTTGGATTGGATTACCTCCTCAAGTTGTACAAATGTACAAGATAAACCAATCTACTACTACACTATGTAGTACTACAGCCCGTAGTAGTCAGCTTGAATGTTAGGCTGGACTAACATCTACGAATTACTTCGTACGAATAAATTCTCTGGCTCAAGGCGATGCGATAAAAATGCAGGAGCATAATAGTTAGGGTTTAAACTTTCAATGGCGTGGCAAGGCTTGTGGTGCGAAATTCAGGCATACTGGCATTTTGCTCAATCGGCCTGAATTGGCAGAACCAGGAGAAATAAGCGCATAAAAAAAGCCGGATTTTTAGTCCGGCTTCGGAGGGGGAAATGATGCTATTGTTTAATCATTCCGGAGGTAAACATTGACTCCGGCGAATACTGCCGCACCTTTAATTTTAGTGCCAGTATTGATATTGCCATGCGTTGTTGCCACTTGTTTTGTCTTGCCGGTCGCTGACTCAGGCAGGCTTAGCTTGCCATCTTCAGAACGGGTTAATGGTACTGCAATAATCGCATGGGTGGTGGTCAATTCGCAGCTGCATACGTTCTCGACGGTCTCGATTTGTGATTTATTTGATGTTGCCATGATTTGATTCTCCTATACTCTTTGGTTTTGTTTACCTATTATCGGCACATTGCCAATAATTTATTTGTCTGTATAGTATGCAGTGCATACTATTTTTACCGTATGCCCATCATATAGTAAGTTCGTTTCCACCTCCCCCAAAGTGCTGCTGATTTGTCTATTGGCCGTCAAGATGTTATGATGGGTTTTGCGTTCCATACCGTTTAGCGGCATGGTTAAAATCAGCTTTTTATGGTCAATCCTTGCTCTTGTATTGACATCCGACGACACTCGGTTCGGGTTATCTTTTTTCCGGCTGAACTTATTTAGGTCTATCATATAACACCTTAAGCCTTAACTGATTGCATCAATTTCTTAAAATCTGGATTACTTTTCGGGATATATACTGCTTTGACGACCATACCATTGTATGTTGTTATCCCAATTTTCTCTAATGCCTTGTGAATTTTCTTTTGCTTTACTGTCATAATGGTCTCCAATACTGTCCGAATACCATTAACCATACGATACAAAACATTGGCTGATATTGCCAGCTATACAGCCGGATTGTTACGCGTTCTATCCTTAACAACAGCATATATACCCGCCCTCCAGGGCCTGCCATATTGAATAGTATGACACTCTGGCAAGTATCATATCGGCAATATCCGACAGACTGACTACTATTGTTGTTTCCATGATATTCCCTTTCATAAACCGATAAAATTTTGCGTTCAAACTACTTACTTTACGCAATATATCGGCGTTTGTTCGGCTTGTCAATAAAAAAATAAAAAATTGTTCTTGACATCATACTCACTAATTTCCGCCTTGCCTTGCCTTGCCATGTCACGACATAGTGACATATATAGTGACATATCTTGACAAGCCCCGCCTTATCATCCATAATAAAGGAATTATCGCTCATGGTACTGTTCTAAGTGGTCTCCCATCCAGTACATAAGCATCAGCACCAACGTAAATAAGGCGGCATGGCTGTATTGGCCTATTGCCACGTTGACTATTATCTCCGTAATCATTGCTGCTAATACCACGATAGCCAATGCCACCGTGATAATCCCGTTCAATCTTAATCTTTTATTCTGTATCATGGTCTTATTCTCCCAGCTCTTTTCTAATTGCATCCATTATATCTGAATACGGCGTGTCATCCCCATGCACATCAAGCTCAGACACCCACTTCAATGCTTCACGCCAACCGTCCCGCGTCCCGTCTTGATACTGTATTGATGTCCCCCTGTTTTTTCCTGCTAATCGCATCCATTTATTATATGCTTTCATGGTTTTATCCTTTCTTATAAACCCTTACTGTTAATACCTTTACGCCCCACTTCAATGCTTCAGCATGGGTAGGGAAATACACATCTAATCTACCGGATTTAATAGCTCCGCCCCTGTCCAAGACCGGCACTGTCCCATACCCAGGCACGCTCAGTATAGTGCCGAATGGTATGCTCTTCGGAGCAGCCACAAACCTATCGTTGGCCTTGATTATATGCCCACTGGCTGTCCGGCGTGGTGTCACGCTTGCCCACCTGCCGCAACATTTTGAGCAAGGGCAATACGCTGTCACCCTCATCGTACCGGATACCTCAGCATAAGCGACTGTATCAGCACATCCCTTTATAGCGAAGAACCATATATACGCACCTATTACAAGCAATACGGCCCATGTCAGCCATATCATCATTTCTTCTTTGCCCCTTTGTTTTTTGGCTCTGAACAG